TTATTTGTTTGAGGGAGGAGTTAGGGGGATTATAGGGGGTAATAGGGGTTGTAGGGGGAAGAGGGGGAAGAAAGGGGGGAAGATTGGTATACCATGATACCAATGCATACCATTCGTATCAACTGGTACGATTCGTATCGCTTGGTATGCAATAATCGCATCCATTTCGTCTCAACCAGCCCTGCGATTGAGCAAATAGTCGCTGGCATCCGCTCATCTGGCTACTATCATCGCGGGAAAGACGTTTAAGAGCTTGTCTGCCACGTTTTTCTGATTGACCTGATAACTTTCACGTCTGACCCCGAAAAGTCGTTTTCCACGCTCCTACATCGGTCTGGTTGCTTGGTCTAGTTTGAGATATGCTATCAACATCAGCGGAGAGCCGCCTACGAGCGTCTGTGGCGCATTTTCGTGATGAAGTCGATAAAGTTATCATCTAGCATCTAAAACGCCTTGAAACAGGCTTTCTCGTGATGTTAGCGAAAAAGTGAAAAGAGCCACCATCACTGGTAGCTCTTTTGCGTCCGTTATTTCATTGACGAAAAATATTTATGGGGTTCAGACGATAACTTTATCGCCCTGACCCTGTTATCTGTTTTTCTTGCCTATTCTACTGTGACGATACGAACGCAGGAGTGATGTTACATCCACACGCATTCTTTGAACTGTTGCGTTTCCATCTGGAACGTGATGTCCAGCGTCCCAACGTTGCCCTCTTTGTTCTTCTCAAGCGCAAAGTGATAATGCTCTTCTGGTCTCTTTTGCGTTTTTACTTTCTGTGCCAGCAGGATGATTGCATCTGCGTCCTGCTCAATTTGCCCGGATTCTCGCAAGTCTGCGGCGGTCGGTGGGATACCTGCTCTTGCGGTCTCTCGATTGAGCTGTGCAAGTGCTACCACCAGCGTTCCTGTGGACTGCGCGAACTCATTCAGTGCCATGCTGATCTCCGTGACAGCACTGTATCGGTCTTTCGCTCCGGCTTGATGGATAAGCTGCAAATAGTCGATGAACACTACTTTGGCTTGCATCCTGATGGACTGCGTTCTAATCCACCCAACGCTCTTGCCAGCGGCAGAACGAACGAACAGCGGATATTTCTTGATGGCTGCTAGCCGGTCAAGCTCGTCAATGCTGACGGTCTTATTTTTGACCGTGTGCAGCGGTACGCCTAGCTGGTTTGCGATAATACGAGCATAAAGGGTATCCGGGTCAGTTTCTAGGCTAAAATATGCCACTTTGCGTCCGTTCTTTGCTATTTCACAGGCAAGTTGCAGAGATAATGCGGTTTTACCGGCAGACGGTCTACCGCCGATCACAACAAAGTTTCCCGGCACAAGATGCAAGTTGTTATCCAGCACTCTAAGCCCTGTGCTGATATATTCCGGCTTATCATCCAGCTTACGGATGTAGTTGTCTATGCCATCGCACATCGGGATGAAATCGCTTCTCTCGTTGTGCAGGTTGATAGCTTCGCCTAGCTGCTCATAGATGCCTGTCAGGTCTGCGTATCTAGTCGAGCCATCAACGATCTGGAACGCAAGCCCTCTGGCTCTGGCTAGTGCTGCCTGTTCCTTGACGATTCTAGCCCATCCCTGCATCATGTCGTGGGTGACGTTTCGGATGAACTCTGCGCCAAAGGCATCAAGGCATTCGCCCATCGCTTTCTTGCAGTTATCGTATCGCCCCATGACTTCTACCGGGTTCCATTTGTCGTTGTGCTCCCAATAGCCACGAATGGCAGCGAATGTATCATGCAGTTCAGGACAGAAATCGTCGATTTTAAGGTCTTGCAGCACATCGGCATACTCAGAGAACGTGAGGACTGCCCCCATCAGGATGTATTGGGTCTGATTTTCAATATTCACCGCAGAAAGTCTCCCTCGTCAGGCAATTCAGCCATTGTCTGCTGATAGCCACCATTCCAGTCCTTCACGTTACGCATCCAGTTCCGTGCAGCAGCTTTCCAGTCTTTCATAGGCGTTTTACCGGCCTTCCAGCCATTCGCTGTGAAGTGGTCAACAAATCGCTCTGCTTCTGATTCCATGTAACCCTTATCGGTGAAGTACTCTTTGGCTTGCTCGATAGTCGGTGCTTTGAAGCGTTTGACTTCGTTGGTATTTTTCTTTTCACATTTTTCTTTTTTATCAGATTCAGATACAGAATCAGATACAGATAAGCTACCATTCGTATCAGTTGGTATGTTTGGTATACCATTTATACCATTCGTATCCTGTGATACCATTGGTATGCTTTCGTATTTTTTATCGTTCCAACGCTTGTTTATATTTTTCTTGTTTGCTTCTCGTCTACGCTTATCACGTTCTTCCATCTTCTGCACGTTCATATCATCAAACGCCTTAACAACTTTCCAGAGCATCCGCATAGCACGATCGTTGTCGTATGCTGGCTCAAGCCCAGTCTCAACATACTGTGCGTAGTTGCGGATGAATGCGCCAAATTCCTCGTCTGTCAGCTCGTCCATCGCATGAACGTGTTCTAGCAGAAGAATCATTGATGTTCTCGGCTTGTGTTCCTGCTCCATGCTCAATCCTCTCTGTAACGGCTGTTCCACCGGCTGATGATTTCTTGTCGTCCGTCTTTTTCGTCATACGATGACAAAACGCCATCTTCACCAAAGCTATAGTAAGCGCTATTGCTCATTGATGCATTATGACACTTTTCACACAGAATCATCCATGTTGTGTGGTATCTTCTCTTTGAATCCACTTGATGCAATCCATCGTGATACAGCGTCGGAATAGACCCGCAGAACGGGCATCTCTTAAGTTCTTCCATCTTTAATCCTCCTTAAAATGGGCATTCTTCGCCAGATTCACGCAGCCAGCCTTCGCCCGGAATGTTGACTATTTCATAATACTGCCGTGCAACGTAGATTGTTTTCTGCCCGTCCTCAGCAATCAGACCGACAATCAGATAGTTGCCAGCAGCCATAAAGAACCAAGGGTTGCTCTTGTAGGTCTCGCCCTTTATCCAGTTCTTCATCCGGTTCACGGCTTTTTCAATGTCTTTGTCGGGGCAGTCCGGGTTGTCGTATGCAAAGAAATCATCAGGAAATTTAAGTTTTTTCACTTTCTAAATCCCTTTCTCGTTCTCGTGATTCTCTTATGCGCCTTGACAGGTCTTGCGCCTTTGCCGTATGTCGGGCGAATATGTTTTGCCTTGATATACCCGCAAGTCGGCTTCGGCCCGAAATCAAAAAGGCTCAAGTCCATAACGATGACGCCAAACTTCTTGTTCGTCATACTCAATCCCCCTTTGGTGGCTCTGGCATATACGCCCAGTGCGTCACTTGTGCGTACTTTTCGCCAAACTCGCTTTTCTCGACATTGTAGTAGCCTTCGTAGGCATCAGCCCAGAATCGACCATTCCAAACTGCCTCGAATACTTCTGGTTTGTTTCCAATAAAGGGTTGCATAGAAACAAGCACCGCATCGCAATTGTTAGGCGGAAGCCCTTCTTTTTCAATGGAGTGCCAAATCACTTTGTTTTCGCTCATATTGTCCTCCTATATCATCGGAAACGCCATCCAATGCGTCACCGTAACATCTTTCGGCAGTCTCTCGCCTATCTCATCCCAGAACTGACCGTCTGCGTAACAGCCAAGAAAGTATGCTGTCGGCGAGAATCCTTGCAACATTTTTCCATCTTTATCACGCCACGTTGTTTTAGTCGCAAGCAACAAAGGCTGCGTTCGCTCTCTTGGCTGTTCGCTTGCTGGATGCCAAAGCGTGTTAGCCATTATTTTCCCTTTCTTCAAAATTTGCGCAATATTCGGGAGGGATGTTGAAAGGCTTTTTGAACGGCACTTTGCAAACATATCTGTAATATTCTTTTTCTCTCGGGGAACGCTTATAATACAGGTTCTTGCATCGGTCGCAAATAGACGTTTGCTTTGCGGGTACATCGTGAACGATTAAAAGAATTACAGCTATACCACAAATAATGATTATCACCGCATTTAATGCTGTATCAAACATCCATTCTTCTCATTTCAATCTCCATCCCACACGCCGTCAGGACGCATCTTTGCAAACGCCAGCAGACCGTACAAGGCACGTTTGGCGTTGCCCTCTGTGGCGTTCCAGTAGTCACTATCGTCTACATCGTCACCTAGTGCAGAAATAGCCTTTTCAAGCATCGGGATGCTCTCTGCGCCTGTTTTGCCATAGATGGAGCGGATGCCCTTGCTACCCAACACATCATCACGACGAAAGCACTTCCCATAATTATAGGTAATATTAAGCCACAGTTCCTTTGTTCCTCCAATGGAACGAGTACCACCAGCAACAAAGTGCGTATCATCCACTTCAAGCGTTTCATGCGTTACAGGGTCGCACAGCGAAATATCATAACTCATCTTTCTCCTCCCATTCCTTGCATCCACGTTCGTCCCACACGAAGTCTGCAACGTGTTCTGACTGGTCGTTCACACACACGTCCTCAGGTTCTGCGTACCATTTGCAAGAGCCACAGGACGGCTCAGATTTGTTCTTGCAGGATTCTGCTGTGCATCTGATAGCCTTGCCAGCAGAAAACTGCTTGATGCCCATGCAAGAGCAATGTTCGGTGGTGCAGTAGAAGTTCATTCCTCTATCTCTTTCCACCCGATGAACTCGCATAAACCAACAGTGTTATTGGCGCAACGATGAATGAGGACTTTATCGCTTATTTTGAATTTTGCGATAAACCCAATTTTGCTTTCTTCCATTTCGTTTTCAAACATCCAATCAACGATGTCCTTATCGATTCTGACATCGCTTTCGTCCGTTATGGTTGCAAAGCACTGTTTGCACCTGTAAAGAGCGCACTTTTTCATTATCTCTGCCCTCTCTTTCCCCTGTTGAACCGCCCGATCACTCGCTTATATTCTTCATAGCACTCCGGGCACAGGTCGCCTGTGTCCCTGCGCCACGCCCAGTCCTTGAAGTATTCGTCAGGGTTCATCATCCTGCCACCCAGAACCGCTCCGCAGCGGTCACATACTCGCTTGTGGTAGATTCCTCTGCCAGTCTGCATTAGCCATCCTCCTCATCCAACCTGTTTACGCAATTTTCCTTCTGACATTCATTGCAATTTCCGAAACACTCAAAAGAAAAATGCGTGATTTTTTGCGATTTATACTGGCGGAGTAAATACTTATATTGGTTGTAGCAGTAAGGACAAACAAGCATTCCGTCAACATTTCCCCATCCGGCTGCTTCTTCAAATTTTTCCCAGTGATTGAATCCTCCGTCCGTATCGCCAGTTTTCAAAAGTTTTACGAAATGCGTCATTCCGCATCTGTCGCATTTGCAAAGTTGTCCGTTTGTTCTCATTTTATTTGTCTTCCCCAACATCCTTAAACAGGATTTCCTTGTCGGCTTTCCAGTCTTTGATTTTACACGGAATGTCCGTGCCGGGCACGGTCTTTTTCAGCCCATCCATCTGCCAGACGTTCCATGAGATGATGTCTGCGATACAGTCAAGGAACATAGGCATACAGCCGATTTCCAACCTTTCAGCATCAAACCGATACCTAAAATTCTCGATCAGCGTCAAGAACAGGTTGCACCTTGCCAGCAAGAGATTGTCCCCTTGCCATTCATATCCGTATGTCGATGCGTAGGCGTTAATTGCCCAGCACATCCACATATCGTAGTCATGGAACTGCTCTGCCAGAACATTCAGCTTCCTATCCAGCAGACCGATTCTGTCCGGCACGGCAATCATCTGCCCTGTTGTGGTATCATATCGACTTGTCAGGAACGGTGCTTCTCCACAGGTGATTTCAAGACAAGTCTTGTTGATGTACTCCTTCCAGTCCTCACCTTTCAGGTCGTTTTCTGCAACGTCTGCCATCTTCTTACAAACCCAAGTCGGCGTAAACACTTCCGCTTTCTTGCTGGTTCGCTTCTTTTGGTCTGCAAGCCGTTTCTGCACACGAGGGACAAGCTGAACCTTGTCCAACTGTTCCAGTGTGATTTCATCTGCAAAGCCTACGCCCAGTTCAGGCGGCGGGTCTGTCGCCCAGATAATGTTCTTGCCTGTCGTGTGGTCTTGCAATAGAACAGGCAGGAACGTGCGTAGGCAGGGGTCTGAGAAGTCAATCAAAGTTCCCATTTGTCAGCCCTCACCATGATTTTGTTTTTCTCTTTCAGCCAGTCCTTGACGCAATGAAAGCAATGCTCACGATTCTGGCAACGCTCCGGGTCACGATGTTTGATAAGTTCGCAGATGCCCCGCGTAAAGTTTTCTGTAATATCTTCGTCCGTCATGGAGCGGATAAAATCGCCGTTAGTCATTTTCGACCACCTCTTCTGCCACCTCTTTGTACTCCACATCAATCCCTTTCGGCAAAGCCGTCTGATACTTTTGAGCCAACTGTTCTGCGCTCTGAGCATCGCCCAACGGCTGTTCGGGCGGTGCAACGGTGACTTCCACGTTGTCACGCATACCGAAGTAGTTCTTTGCTCGGAAAATCCACTCTGCCGGGTTCTCCTGACCGTACATACCGTTGTACGCCCACATGGACTGCATTTGCAGAATCAATTTCAGGATGTACTTCTGCTGCAAGCTGTCGTCACGGCGCTTGCCCGCCATAATCTGCTTCAGGCTCGCCCATTCGATGCCCAGCACCAGTGCAATCCATTCCACCACAGGGGAGATTCTGGCTTCGATGCAAGCGTCAAAGAAAAAGTCAAGGCGCTGCTGCACTTCAATCGGGTTATTCATGTCCACGCTCGGAAGGTCTCCAAAATACTTGGCCGCAATCATGCCGATGACCTTCTTGTCCTCTTCATCGCCGATTCTCGACTGCAAATCGCCCGTATTCAGCATCTTAGACCTCGTGATAGCTAACTCCTGCTGTTCTTTCACCTTTTTACTTACCTGTGAGCGGATAGATTTCCGCTTGTTAAGCATCTGTTGTTTCTTCTTCTTTCGCTCTTTCTCACGCTTTGCGGCGGCTTCTTTTTTCGCCTTTTGCGCCCGCTTCTCACGCTTTTTCTTTTCCGCTTCGGTCAGCGGCGGTCTGCCACGACCACGCTTCGGGGATGTTGCCATGTATTAGGCCTCCTTTGGAGGTTCAGGAAGATACGTCCAATGAGTTACATCTCCAAATACAATGTACTCGTCGCGCTCTTTCCATAGTCTGTCATAAGATAAAAATGCAATTTCAATGCCAAACTTTTCTCTTTTTACGAGAACTTCTTTGTCTTTTTCGGGTAAAACTTTCTTGGCATCAAACCATATATTGACGGGCTCAGATTTTTCCAATACGTTGGCTAAATCTAAAAACACATCTCCAATGCTACTTCTGATTTGTCCTTGTATGTATACGATGAAGTTTTTGCTATCCAAAAACGACTTCGCTTCATTCTTTTTGTCAACACCAACAGTTTTCCAAGCCGCAATAATTGGCTCAACATCAACCAGCTTCACGCTCTCACCTCTTCATCTTATTTTCGATTACGTCCAGCTTCCGTGCAATCCACCAGACAGAACAGCAGTTGTCCAACTGTCGCCACCAAGCGCACTTTTCTTTCTCGCATACGCACCGACCAAGCGGATTGCTGGTCATCTTCATCGGGCAGTAAAGTTCGTTGTCCATTGGTTATTCTCTTTCGATATGCACTTTGGCTATCTGCACATTTTCCGTCCCAACAAAACTTTTGAATGAGCCAGTTTTTAAGTTGACAGCATTGTAAGTTAATGTATTGCAACTCCCACTTCCTACTACTGTAGTCGAAACATTTTCCGTTTTCATGTAAAGCTCTGAATGTTTGTAAAATGCTTTCGCAACATCAATATCACCAAACAGCGTCGGAATATCGTTTCTTGATTTGATTTCCATATTTACCTCTACCCCATCACAACAGCCGTACAAGCGATCAGACACACGTTGACGAACAGCCAGACGAGCATTGCCTGACGTTCTTCAAACAGGTTGTCTGCCATGTCTTTGATTGTCCGTTCGGACTGAACCACCACCGCCAGCAGGACTAGGCAGACCAGCCATCGAGTTGCAAATTCAAACATTGTTAGCTCCACCTTTCTCTCAGCTCTCCGCATCTTCAAGAAATGTTATTGCGTTTTCTACCCTCAAAGATGCAGATTCGAGCATATCAACTGCGTTCTTTGAGATTTCGTATGCATCCATATTACGCATAGACTTCTGAATTTTTATAAAAGCAGCAGATTCTTCACCGTATAGTGCATCAATTTGCAGCTTCAACTGGCTAAGCGAGTCTGCGATTTCGTGGATATGCTTTCTTCTATGCTTATTCATCTGACCGTTCCTTTTCTTCAAGGTGAGAGAGCCAGCGGGCTTCTTTTTCATCTTCGATTTTGATAACCTTTTCCATGTACCTGTTATAAATCAAGATTCCGTCTCTTTCGGCGGACTTGCCAAACATGGTTAGGCAGACAAAAACATCCGCCATTTCTTCTTGTATATTTTCTAAACATTCCTCAACGCTCTTCGGTGTCGGGTTCGTTCCATCCAGCGCACGGCGCAGCTTCAATGCAGCCTGTGCCAGTTCGGATGCTTCTTCTGCCAACTGTGCCTAGATTTCCGTCTGGGGCAGAATGTCTGAAACTTTCTTGCTCACTTCTATTCTCCTTTCAGCCATTTGTTCAGTTTTGCCATGCAAGAGGGGCAAAGGCAAATCGGCGGGTATCCCTCAAACGATGGGTAAACCAAATTTTTGTTTTCGTTTACAAGCGTCTTTTGGATAGAATTTCCGCAAAGGGAATTGTCGTAGTATTCAAACGCTTCTCCGCATCTATCGCATTTCATGTTCTTTCTCCAATCTCTTTAGCAGCCCATCCACGTCATACCGCCAATGAACACGCAGCCTTTTTGCTTTGACCTCTATCCCCTCTTGCTCTGCCCACTGCCAAGGGATGCTCTTGCGGCTCTCGTTGTAACGGAACGCCAGAACCTTGCTGGCAGGGATTGCAAAGGTGCGGTTGACCGCCCGGTAATTGACTATCACATGGGCGGTCTGACCGCTGTACCCCACCGCATCCACCATGTCAGTGATGTGCTTTTCCTTGCGGTATTTGCACTTTGCCTTGTCGTACTTGCCGAACACCTTTTCCAGAGGGATAGAGGGCGTTTCGATGGTTTTCAGCTCAAACAGGTGGTTCATCGGGTAACGGTACACAAGGAAGTCGCAGATGTTGTCAATGGAAAAGGACAGGTTCTCGTTGCCGCCGTAGTAGGTGGCGGCACTGTCTTTCAGGCGGTAGCACCACGCATCGGACGGGACTGATGCCTTGAAGTCTGCTTCAAACTGCTTTCCGGTGTTCATGCGTTGTCCTTTGGTTCATCAGGTAAAGGCATCCAGTGGGTTACGTTTTCAAGTCGTTTTTCATCAAATGTTGTCAGCCAATCACCATCGTCTGTAAGTACTGCCGTTTGCATTCCGCTATTTTCGTCATATATGGTTTTATCAAACACCAGAACAGGCTTGCTCTCATACCAAAGCGTACACTCTCTGTCGCTGTCCACTTCGGTAACTTCTTCCGTCATCTCTGGCAACTTGTCTTTGACATTGATCCACTGATTCATCCTCGTTCACCTCTAAATTTATGGAATATGAGTTGCTTTGTCAGTGGGCTTTTCCATTTCCTTCATAATCCGCTTATGTTCTTCCACTGTCATGTTGTTCGGGTAAAATCGCTTATCCACCAGTTCAAACGGTTGCATATAATGGTCAAGAACATCTCGTGCTTCTTTTCGTGCTTTTTCTGCACACATTTCGATGTATTCTTCTTCGGTCATGTTGTAATCGGTAATGCAATCGACCACCGAAGAAAACCGGCACAGCAGACCATTAGGTTGTCTTGCAATGAAAGCTCCCATTTATCGTTCACCTTTAAATTCACTTTCGAGAAACGGTTTCCTGCCACGTTCACGGTGCTTGTCCTCATAATCACGGTGGTACACGCTCTGGCTGTGGTTCAGCTCATACACGAATGCCTTGCGCTCCTCAAAGTCTTTCTTCTCTGCCTTGTACTTCTCGCAAGTGTCGTGGCAAGCTTGGTGGCGCGATGTGCAGTTCAGACAACAGGTAATCATTCTATTAACCCCACTGTTCGGACATGGCTTTTGCCACGCCAGTAAAAGTTTTTGCTCGGTTTTTAGCCCGGTCAGTTGTAAACATCCCTTTATGCTGCTCTCCATGTTTATAAGAATAAGAGCCAGACGGACACCATGTCGCGGTAGGTTCTACGATGTTTGTCGGGTGCAGCGGCGGTACACCGCGCTCCCACAGTAGCGTTTTCTTGCTGTACGGATGTCCGTACTCGTAGGGCTGAATTGCTTGCGTAGGCTTCGGGTAATCAAAAATCTTGCTGGGGGTGGGATTCTCAATCACTACTTTTTCGCAATCTGCCGCCCACACGGCAAGAAAAAGTGCCTTGCCGCACAATCCCTCATAATACCGGGAAAGATTGAGCTTTCCTCCCTTGTACAGGTGTCTTGCTCCCGCGTTGCTCGTCTTTGTGCAGGGGACAAATGCGATAATCATATCCCAGCGGGGCACATCATGCGCGATTCCGTCCATGGTCACGACCTGCCCCCCTCAATAGCCTTTAGGCAGTCACCGAGAATGTGCCATTCTGGATGCCCGCCGGACGGCTCAATCAGGTCGCAGGAATAAGCTTCGTGACCTTTCGCCCGGAATGTCTTTCCAAAGCTCTTCCATCAGTTCCTTTCTCGCCTTTTGTTCCGGTAGCGTAACCGTTAATCAAAAGGGAGCGAACCATCGTCCTCAATCACGGAAAAGTCATCGTTCCCGCCCTGCGCGTAGCCGGAACCAGACGCACCAGCCAGCGTTTTCTTCGGTCTAACCTCATAATCGCCGGAACGAATCTTGTCCACGCTGGTAAAGCGGTCAACGACCAGCTTCGTCTTGATGTTGCCATCGTTGCCCATGTACTCTTCCTCACGGAGAACCACGCCGACCAGTTTGCCACGCAGGGTCTTTTCATCGTTGTTAAACTTGTAGCCGGGATTGGACTGTTCCACAGCGGTAATGAAGCCCTTGAAGAACGGCAGCGCCTTCTCTTTGTAGCTCTTGATGGTCTTGCCGCCCCATGCCCATTCGCCCGGATTCAGCTTGCCACGCTCGATAAGGGAAGCGGTCTGCTCACGCCAGTAACCCTTGAACTCGCCCTCTGTGACTTCCCACTCGATGTTCAGACGCTCCTTTGCGGGTTCGTCCGTTGCCTTGCAGATACCGGCAACATAGCCGCCAACAGGCAGGTCGCGGCGTTCGGTGGCTTCCTGTACGTCATTCCAGTTGATGTTCTTCATCTGTTACTCTCCTTTGTTATCCGGCTGAACCGGGATGTTGTAATACTCACGGATGGTCTTGTCTACGGTGGCGAGGTCGTTCTCGATCAGCGCATCGTTGAACATCCCAAGGGGGGTTTTCACGGTGTCCATCCCATCATTGCGAGTGCTGAACAGGTATCGCCCATCCTGCACAACGGTTTTCAGAACGATGGTAAAGTACCCTTCCACGCAGACCTTTTCGTCCAGTAGCTTGCCGATGGTTTTAAACTTCTCGCCACCGTCTCCGTCACGCTCGCTGTGACCGAAAAAGTAGACCACAACATCGTCCGGCAGTTCCTTTGCCCGCATCAGCAGAGCGTTGAAGTTGGCTGCCATGTCGGTAAACTTCTGGTATCCAGCGACCTTTGCGTTCCGCATGAACTCGCCAGTCATAAGGTAGGTGGCATCGTCAATGACGATGGACTTACGCTTGGTGCTGTGGATTGCGGCATCAATCTTGCCGTAGTCGTTGGTGATATAGGTTTTCATGTTGCTTCGGAACGGTAGCGGTTTGCCGAGGACGTTGATAACCGCAATCTGTTCCGGGTCAAAGTTCCGAAGTGAAGCGGACTTGCCGCTGCCGGAGTGACCGTAGACCATTACTAATACTGCCATTTTTCTTTCCTTTCTTCGGCTTCATTAGGCATCATTGTTCTTACTTTGGCTTAATTTGGCTGTACAAAATCAATCTCCCCAGCACACGGAACCCGCTTCATCTGGACGCTGCCATTCAGGTTCTTCGTCCGCTCCGGGTGCGAAGTAATAGTCATCGGGCGGCTCAACCACGCCACCGAACCGATCAAAACAGCCGGAGCAATCGTACATTTCGTTCATTCTGCATTCCTCCATTTGTTGGTATGATGTGTTGCACGGCTGATTTTCTTGCTTTTACGGTCGTCATATTCATTTTCCGCAGTAACACCAAGCGCGCACATGACAAGTGCTACAGCCAAAAGCGAAACCGAGAGAAAAGTGTAAAACAGCCCAGCTCCAAGCGTTGTTGCGTTTTCAATTGAGTTTCCGCAACTAACAGACCAGATCGAGAACAAAATCCCAACTGTAACTAATATCGTCCCTTTTGCGCTTTTCATTTTTCCACCTTTTTCAACACGACATCGAAGTAGTCCGGGTTTGAGCCATCGACGATTGCGTATGCGTTCAGAACATCGCATATCTTCAAAAGTGTCCCCGTTCTGATTCCTTCTTTGTGCCTGGCTCTTCTTCTCCCGAGAATGCTATCCAGTGTCGGCCTCGACACTGTGCTTTTTCGACAAAGCTCATTCACACGAATGCCGCGTTCTTTCATGGCATCTTCGAGCGTCATTTTTTCTCACCCTTGTGCCCGAATACCCAAGCCGATGCGGCGATGGCTGCGGCTGCAATAGTGTATTTCGCAGCTTCAATGCCAACCATAACACCGATCTCGTTCATCAGCCACATATTCACAAGGAGGAATGCCAGGACGATTGCCAACGTCCCGGCCCAAATCAAGATGAGTTCAACCAACGTCTTCATACTTAGCCCTCCCGTCCGCCAACGGCGCATTCTGCAACTGTGTATTCGATTTTCTTACGCAGCATTACACAAACCATGCGGATTTCTTTCAGCTTCAATCCGGAACTAATGGCCATGCCATACATATCATTTACGAGCTCGTAGGCTTTGGGGGACAGGTCATCCCGTGCAAGCTTTTGCTTGTATCTTTTGTTTTTGTACATTTCTTGTAGTCCTTTCTTTGGATATGTTCTAGGCGGTCAGCTTCTCGGCTTTGCCATCGAATCTCCCGCTTTCCATAATATTTGCCGTTCATCTTTACCACCTATCAATCGTTCCAAGCTGTAGCCCAAGCACTACCTTGCCGTATGTTGTGCCAAGCTCCTTTGCCTTTGCTTTGATTTCCTCGATGGTATAGTCCTTATTCTTCGGCTTTGCCTTTTTCCGCTCCGGCTTCTTGTATTGGCCGCTTTTACCGCTTTTTCGATACTTCTCGCGCAGCTTTTTTTGTGAGGCCGCGTAAGCTGCTTTCGAGCACTCTGCGTGATATTTCTGGCAAACATTTCTCCGCACAAGTGGTTTACCGCACCAAGCACAAGGAACCGGCTTTGCGGTTTCTTTGCGCTTGGCCTCAGTTCGTTTTCGGTTACGTTCTCTGCCTCGCTCCAAATTTGTAATGCTGTAGCAGTTAAGGCAGTATTTTCGATTTGCGGCTACCATTCCAAGAAGAGCTCCACAGCGCTCACAGTATTTAATCTCCACACCGCTCTCCTGCTTTCTTCTTGGCTTCCCGGTTATGCCGTTCAAAGCACTGGTTCAGCATCTTTTCCATCCACAGTACCTTGTTGGCTTCGTTCCGTGACACGCCCGCTGCCATCGCCAGCTTTAGCCTCCGCTTGCGACTTGGCGCTTTGTAAAAGTTCATCGCCAGCACTCACCGACCTTTTTGACAATAAAAGCGGGCACATCCCTGCTAGTAGCCCGGCACAGGCAGACACACTTGGAAACCCAAGTATCAAAATAGGCAGAAAGGATACAGCACGTTGCATTTCGTTTAAAGCTTTCATCGCCCGGGCTTTTAAGCCAAACGGAAACCGCCTTGTAGTAGTACGCTTCCGTGACTCCGCACCATTCAATGCTATACCCATCCAAGCACAACTGTTCCATAATCTTCATCGCCAGATGCTTCGCTTCGGCGATCTCCTCTTCTGTCCATTTGAGCTTGTCCGCTTCGTACATCTTTACCAGTTCGTCAATGGTATGCCGAGCTTCATCCGGGTTCTCAAGGTCAACTTTCAAATCCAAATGCTGTTTCATCTGATCGCCCCCTTGATGCTGGATTCCATTCCGGCAGCCATTTTTATTTGCTCGTGTTTTGTCTGGTCTGCATCAAACGCCTTGTCAATAGCGTCCATGACAGGCTTTAGACGCTCCAGCGTGTTGTACTTCTGCTTGAAGCTCTGTGCGTCCCGGAAAGCATCTGCCATCATCTGGCTGTGTAAGTCTGGGTGTTCCAGAACCTCTTTCATCGGCATATAAGACCGAACAGGCGGTTCATCCGGCGCAACTACCGTGACGTTGACGTAAGCTCTGACAAGCTCTTGTGTATCCTCGCTAGTGATACGGATTGCACCAATCATGTGCCGTGCCTGACCCTGACGGTACTTCTCGGCGGCAACTTCGTCTCTCCACTCGAAGTCGTCATGCAAAACCGATTCATTCGGTCTTGCATAATCGACAACCAGCTCCGGCGTGAGCTTGCCGCTGTTCTGCCGGATTTCTTCAAACGCACCAGCAGCTTCATCGGCAGTTGCCTTGTAGCAGCACTTGTCGCTCTTCCACTGATAACCAGTTTTAATGTTCATTTTTGCTCCTTTCTGAATTTTTGGCTCCATGCCAGCCGCTACATACCAAGCTACACCCGAACGCATCTCGCCTGAACACACCTATCCAGCCCATCCACACCATTACTTGCCGTCCGCGACCAACCTCGCCAGCCTTGCCGCGTCTTAACGCTCCGCACATCAACTCAACATAACGCACCAAAACTTAACGCACCTCGCCTCGCCAGCCACTCCACACGGCGCCCTGTCTTGCCAGCCCAGACGGAATGCAGCGGAAACGGCAGCAGCCTTAACAGCGCAAGCGGGGAAACCGAACTGCTCAGATGCTGCGTACTTGTCCAGCAGTTCTTCCGTCCAGTCAGCGTATGCAACGTCCGGCTTGCCGTTCATCCAGTACAGTGCTTCGGCGATTTCTCCGTAGACGTTCTTGGCCTGCTTCTTATCCTTCTTGAGCTTCGTGCCCTGCTGAGATGCAAGCAGCTCCTTCTTCGCCTTCTCGCTCCATGCGTGGACAATCAGCGGAGAATCGCCGATAATGCGGATTTTTGCGGTTTTCTTAACAATGGGCTTGATGCAGACAACGGTAGCTTCTTTCTTAGTCATTTTAGTTCTCTCTTTCTTTTTTGCTTGCTTGCTCAAATGCGTTTGCAGTCACATCTGAGGTTCCTTTTCGGTATTCTGCTCAATTTCAAGAATCCTGCAGATGCTCTGGATAATCTTCTCCGGCTTTCGCTCGCCACGAAGAATCTTGTAGAGGTACGAATCATCAAGGAACAATCCAGTATCGCTTTGAACCGCCTGAATCAGCTCCGTTTGCTTCATACCTCGCTGCAACAGCTTCATCTTCACTTCCAGCTCAAAGTCAGACGGTACGGTAGGTTCTTGCTTTTCAGACTTGAGAAACAAGTTAACGAAGTAGACCTGTCCTTTTCCAGTGACCTTCGGTGTTCTGTTAATGGAAACGTGGTCGCTGTGCTGAATCGTGGTTTCTTTAATTTCAAACAGCCCCATCTCCATACTACGCTGCGTAGGCAAGTTGTAGTCGCTTCGTTTCGGGTCTTTAATGAGGTAGCTGTTCTTTCGCATCCAGTCGAACAAACGGTTCTGGCCGATGCTAATGCCATTTTGCGAAAGTAACTTTGCAAGCTCACCAACAAGAATTGATTTTTTGCTTGCTGAAACTGCGTCAGCAAACAGGACTTTCGGCTTCATGGTTTCAATCTGCTTGTCTTTCTCTTCCAGCTCCTCATGCGCTGCGATCAGCGCAGTTGCGAGAAGCTGCGAGCGGGTAAGCTTCGGCTGTTCGGTCAGCTTCTTTTCCATCTCGTTGAACGCTGCAATGTACTTGAGCTTCCACTCAAGAGCAGCCTTTCCGGTAAAGCCCATAGCCAACAGGGTGAAGCCGTCACGGTTCATGAGATAAGTTCTCTGTTCCCTGCCGTAGCTGTCCGCTTCGGTGCTTTCAAAAAACATCTGCGCAAAATTGCGCACATCTTCTTTTAGATTGTCCACCGCCCTGAGAACGTCACGGTGGTTCTTATCGAAGTTCTCTGCAATCTGGCGGCTTGAAACCACAGGCTTGCCATTTCGCATGGATAAGATAATGTCGCTCATTTCCCCTCTCTTTCATTCAACAGCTCTTCCAGAGCTTCTTTCACCTTAGCTTCCGCATTTTTAGGTTCGCGCTTACCGTTCAGGATTTTCCCCAAGTATTCCGGTGCGCATCCCATTTTTGCAGCAAGCTCTCTGATTTCAATGTTGTTAACGTGAAGCGTCCCTACAACATCGCCTGTCCACTTAGGAAGCAAATTTTTTCTCCTTTCTTGTTCTAGTACTTGAACTTTTTGAAAGAATATGATAATATTATGGTGTCAAGCAAAAACATTATCGAGCGTTCTTCTATTTGTTCAAAGTCTTTAATTTGTTCTACCGATTGAACCCGGTAACCTTATTAAAGCACAAGTAGTAGAACTTTTCAAGTGTTTTTGTTCAAGTGGTAGAACTTCGTCATCTTGTACAAACGCTGGAGGTATGTTTTGTGTTTTTTGACAATTTCGTAAGGCTATGTGAGCAAAAGGGAGTAAAGCCGTCTCGCGCTTTGACTGAAGCTGGCGTTCCAAAATCTGCTTATAGTTATTGGAGAACCGAAGCAAGTTCAGGGAACGACGCAAAGCCGACCAATCAAAATGCCGTTAAGCTGGCACAGTATTTCAATGTTACGGTTGACTACCTTCTTACGGGCAACCAAAAAGAAAACCCGCCCCAGCAGCCGCAAAGTGAAGTCGATGCAGCAGTAGAGCGGATTAGAAGAAAACTTGAATCTATGCCGAAGGAACAGCGTGAGGCGTTGATGAACCTGATCGAGAAGATGTAACGTTCATGCCCGGTAAAATAAAAAGAATCCCTTGTGCCGGGCTGGTGTAGCTCTGCGCAAGGGATTTTCTGTTACTCTAGGTCTAGTGCTTGTTCCGCTGCCGGAATCTTTTCAGGATGTTCCAGCAGCCATGCAATAAATCGGTCAATCTTGGCTCTTTCCTGTTCACTCATTGTGGCATATCCTCCCGATCGGTAAGTGCAGATGTTCATTTGATACGATTATACATCTTTTAGTTGTCAAGTCAATGTATTTTTAACAACTTCGTAAAAATCGAACGTTTTCTTCGCATCCATTACTTCACATCAGGGAAGCCAAAAATTGCAATGACAATGATTAAGAGCCACATTAAGTTTAAGTTACCCTTTGCTTTGTAACATTCCGTTGAGCATGGAACGAAAGGGGTTTTCAGGCAGCTTGTCCAGAACATCTGCTTTGACAAGCGCGTTTGTGCTGATGCTGTGCGAAACATTGTTTAGCTGCACAATGGCATCGTCCAAGTCTTTTACAGTTGCTCCACGCCGTTCCATTGACTGGAGGAAAGTTTTCACTTCTTCAAGAACGACAGGGTTCTCGGCTTTATAGAATCCATTCGTAAAGTCCATCTTCTTCTCCTTTCACAGTTCCACAAGCTGCCCGTCAATGCGTTCGATGCTGTCTGCCGGGTCACGTCCATCGTCTAAGGCTGCTATGGCACGTTCCAGGATGCCTTTTGCTTCAAGGTAAGCATCTTTATCAGCTTCGTACGCAGAAAGGCTCAGGACAAGCTCTAGCGTCCGTCTGCGAGTGTATGGGATAATCAGAGCATCTACGGTTCGGTTCATTAGCTTTCCTCCCATGGTTCAGGTGTGTGCGGTTGCCCATCGGGAATGCTGGCGGGCATTCCGTCGATGATCGGCATACGTTCATGGTTCCAGATTACAATTTCTTTCATTTTTGTTTCTTTCTTCTTTGGAATTTTTTGACAATACAGTTATACCACATCTCGCTGTTTCAATGGAACAGCGACTTTTTTCAATTATTGTTTCACATTTTGAACAATATATCAGTTAAATTTCTTTGCTTTTGTATCATTTTGTCGAAAGAGGGGTATTTATGGATGATTATAGGATACGAGTGGCAAAAGCGTTGGAGATGGCAAGAGCGGAATCTGGACTTAGCCAACAGAAGCTTGCGGACAAAATGGGTGTAGGCCGAACATCCATTTTTCGTTATGAACAAGGGACAATGACCCCAGATGCTCCTACTATCATAAAGTGGTTCGTGTGCTGCGGTGTTGCGGTCAAGCCGTACATAGACACCTGTTTGCATCCTGGCTTATTGGAAAGTCTGGCTGGCGATGCCAGCACCGAGAGAAAGAGAGAGACGCTGATAGAACATATCAAAGACGCCCATCCACAGGAAATTGACCTGCTGTGCTATCTGATCTATGGCAATCACGGTTCAGATTACCTTGCTGTTCTGTGCGAAATGGTAGCCAACCTTCACACGACTTTGCGTGATCGCGTGTCCGTCTGCCGTACCATCACCGGTCATTATGAAATGGCACAGGCCACCAAAACCGACCCAGACCCAGACGGAACACAGCCCAATATGCAGATTTTGTATCAGGCGCAGGACTGTGGGGAAGCTGCGGCCATGAAGCGAAACGATTCTTATACCATCAACGAAGAAAACATTTTGCGCTAATTGTCGGATTATCGAAGTTTTTGAAGAACATTTTGTCCACGTTCATCCACTTTTTGTACACCTATCGGGCAAATTCACCTTGTCATTCCGTCCCCCATAGGCTGTAAATCGACAACATTCGAGCGGAATAAATAACGAATTATCGTTAATCTATTGCCTGTGATTGGTCGGCTTGTCAATCCGTCCCCCATTGTGCAGATTAGGTATACCTTTCCATCCACTTTTTGTACACCTATCCGCAATCCGTCCACGTTTAATGTGGCTAACGATGTATAGCTTCTTTCCGGCTACAGTCTTATTTAGCAAATGCAGAGTTCAGTTATCCACAAACCGGAATGGAAAAATAAAGAATTTGTTGAAAATTATCGTCATCGACTATTTAACGATGATATTTAACCTCTTGTTTATTTCTTGTTTAATATATAATAGGTAGACGGGGGACGAAATGACAAAGCATGGGGGACGTTTTGACAAGCCATGGGGGACGGAATGACGAGGATATGGGGGACAAAAAGACAAGCCATGGGGGACGAAAATGGTTGACACGTCCCCCTACTTGTGATATACTGTTTTCAGACCATTAAAGGAAGTGAGCGGATGCCAAAAATATCAGACAATAACCTTGTCGAGAAAAGCAAATCCCTTGTTTGGGCGAAGTTCAGGGACTACACCGCAGGAGAACTTCGGTTGTTGGAGGTTTACCTATCAAGAATAAATCCGAGAGACCCAAGCAGTAGCCGTGTAGAGTTCACTTTGGCGGAATACAGGGAGCTTCTTGGACTGAAAAGCCTTGACGCTCGAAGGATTGAGCCGCAGATTAAGCATTTTTTGGGCAATACGGTGTCGATTCCTATTGACAAGGAGAAAGGAACATTTGAAAGTTTTGTCCTATTTACGAGGGCAAAACTGGACTATGTACCAGAAACAAGGTCTTACGTCGTGGCAATTACCTGCAACCCAGACCTTCGTTCCATCTTTTTCGACATTGCTGAAAGCGGATATGTTCGGTATCGGCTACGTTACACGTCACGAATGAAGTCACAGTACAGTATCTTGCTTTACTCGATTCTTCGGGACTGGTTGAATATGGACAACAAACCGCATGAAATCAGTCTGAAGAAGTTGAGAGAGCAACTCGGTGCAATGGAAGCCAGCTACGATGTTTATAAGAACCTTCGCAAACGAGTGCTTGACGTTGCGGTAGATGAGATTAATGCCGTGTCTGACATTGTTGTGACCTACGAGCCAATCCTTGTGGCACGAAAGGCTGTGGCAGTCAAGTTTAAGCCAAAAATTAAAGCGTCTGAGACGTTGATTGAAGCACAGGCAAGCGAAGTGTTGACCGAACCTCAAAAAGCCGCCAAAAAGCCCCGCAGAAGCGGATATGAGGATTTCGACTGGTCTATGTGCGACGAACTAGAAAAGCAGGACTGCATTGACGTGGCAAAGGTAGTTGAGAAGTGGATGAAGAAAGAGCATCCCGAAATCAAGCTGCCAAGACGCAGAGAAGCGGTTTATGACACGGTGAAAGCTGCATACAACGACATCTTGTCTTTGGACAGGTCTCCGTTCCCTGACAGACCCGTTGGCTATCTGATTAGAAGCGTGGACAAGGCAGGTATCGTAGACAGGTATATGCCAGCGTTCTATTCCATTGAAGCACTTAGCAGCAAATAAAGAAAGGACGATAAAATGGCAAAAGTTCAAAGTTCCGTTTTGTACAGAGAAGTGGCGAAATTGCGAAACGACTTCGATTGTAACAGAGTTGAGTTTTTCACCGTTGGGGACGGAATTGATACGCCAATTCATGTAATGGTCGGTTCTCGCGGGCACGGCACTGTAGAACCAGACGAAGCGATTGAGGAAGGAAAGGCGCTAATTGAAGCTGGTAAGGCAGCAAAAAAATTTAAGTACAATGGTTATTTTGTAATGTGGGGAGAATAAAAATGGCAAAAATCATAGCTGTCGCCAACCAGAAAGGCGGCACAGGAAAGACCACCACAAGCACCTGTCTGGCTGGTGCATTACAGTTGCTTGGCAAAAAAGTTCTGCTGGTGGACTGCGATGCCCAGTGCAACGCAACGGACACCTACGGCGCACAGACAGAGGACGTATGCACCCTGTTTGATGTAATGACCCGGCAAGGCACGGTTGAAGAAGGAATCCAGCACTGTGAAGCTGGTGATATTCTTCCATCTGACCCAGACTTGAAAGATATTGATGAGCAAATGGTAAGGGATATTGGCAAGAACTTTCGGATGCGAGAAGCCCTTGAAAGCGTGTCCGGGCAGTACGATTATATTGTGCTTGACACTCCCCCGCAGCTCGGTTTGATGCTTGTAAATGCGCTGATCGCATCGAATAGTGTCATTGTTCCGATGACCCCTGACCGCTACGCTGTGGCTGGTTTAAGCCAGCTTTCGCAGACAATCAATGATGTTCGGAGATACTTTAATCAAAATCTGAAAATCGAAGGATTGCTGTTGAATAAGTTTGGGGGTCGGGAAGTCCTTTCAAAAGAAGCAATCGAAGCATTACCAGAAGCCGCAAACCTTATGGGAACCAAAGTGCTTGACACAAAAATCCGAACGTCAATGGGGATTAGAAAGGCGCAATCAGAGCGTCATGGTCTGTTTATTGGAAATACGGCAAAATGCACTGGCGCAGAGGATTTCAAGGAGTTGGCGAAGATGATTGTGAAAGGAGAAGAAAAATGAAATTGATTGATGCAGAACCGCTTGAAAAAAAATTCAAAGGATGGATAGAACAAATCAAGAAAGAATATCCGTTCGGGAAAATAGAAGATATTGATGGAGTGGAATCGTGCCTTGCTGAGCTGGAAGATGCGCCAGCTATTAGCCTAGATGAGCTTACAGATAGCGATAGGTGGGTCAGTGTTTCAGATAGACTTCCAGAAAGGCGCAAGACCCCATGCCCTCGTGGAAACAATCCTGATTTTAGCAATGTAAGCGAAACCGTATGGATTTGCACGCAGGAAGGATATACGATGGAAGGTACGTTGGAGGGTGATTCTTGGTTTGATGATATGGGGCAGTGCCTTTCAGACTATTTTGAGAATATGGAAGGTCATCATGTCACGCATTGGATGCCACTGCCTAAGCCGCCAAAGGGGGATGTAGAATGAAATCAACCAGCAAAAAATCCACAGGCTTGCTTGGCGGGTTTGATTTTCAGCCTATTTTTTCGGAACAGACATTAAGCCGAAGTGAGCCAAAGGAAGAAGAAGTAAGCCAAACAAAGCCGAGCGAAGCCGAACAAGCACCGGTTAAGCCTAGTGATGCCACAGACAGCCATGCACAGCCTAATGAAGCACAGTTAAGCGGTATTAAGCCGAAGCAAGCCAAAGACAGCGAAACACAGCCAAACGATGCCGTAGTAAGCGAAAGCAAGCCGAAGAAGCTGAAACAGGCGAAGGAAGTTCAACGTCTTATCGAACAAGGCAATATATCTGGCGCACTAGCCGAAGCTGGCTTGACAAAGAAAAAAATCCCGATGCCGGAATCGCATCAAGGCGTTGCAAGTGGCGATGGCAAGCGTTCCAAACGTATTACTATCCTTATGAGCGAGGAAGAGCGCAAGTACATCAACCGTGAAGCACGACGGCACGGAATGACGATTGGGCAGTTTGTGTACGCTCTGGCAGTTGCGGCGGCAGATGGAAAGATTGAACTGGAAGATTTCTTGGAGGATTGACGATAAAAGTTAAGATTTAGGAGAGGTTGTTACTATGATTGAGAGCGAATATATCAAAAAGACAGATGCTATGAATATCGTAAAACGAACTCATGGCGATTATGTGGCTGCATGGAGCGAAATCAGAGAGCTTCCAGCTGTTGAAATTGCAAAAGAAAAGAAACTGGTAGCTAGTTGGAAATGGGATGGAAATTCGTGGGTGTGTGGAAACTGTAAATATCCAAGTATTGTATTGCTTACATACGGAAGCGACTGGGATCCGTATGCTTTCAAAGATACAGCATTTTGCAATTATTGTGGCGCAAAAATGGAAAATGATAAAAGATGAGTTCAAAGGAGAATCATAATGGGTAAGTAAGTGAAGCGAGAAGATGTCTTAAAAAAGCTAAAAGATGTATCAAAACTGGCAGACGGAAAATCTGGAAGAGCGGTGATTGCATTACTTAGGGCATCGTTGGAGAACATTCCGTACATTGTGGTTGAAGAAGAAATTAAGCAAAACGATAAAAACTAAGTTCTAAAGTTAAAATAGCAGAACCCCTGTGTAGTCACAATGACCGCACAGGGGTTTCGTTTTACTTATCAGCAATGCAATCCCAGTAGAGATACGCCTTGCCATCTGCGGCATCTGCGTCCTCAAGGAACGCCTTTGCCATGTCAGCGTAGAAGCCCGGAGTGTCAACGGACTGACGCTTTGCAACCTGACAATAATCCGAGTACATCATGTTCATGACAGCCCAGAAATCGTTCGGGTCACAGGTGATGTTGCGCTGTTTGGCAACGTCCTGTGTCTGCTCCAGCGTCCAGTGACAGCCCTTCGTGCCGTCAGCGTTCACCATGCTGTCGCACCATTCCTCCGCTTCATCGTGGGTAAGGTGCTGGCGCGGCATCTTGATGGAGCGGCTGTCTGCACCGCCACGTTCGTACTGACCAGACCGCTTGTCCCAGTCTCCGTTCTGCGAGAAGCCAATTTGCGGCATTCTGCGCCAATTCTCTACGTCAGGGTAGCGGTGGATAGGGTAGGGGTCGATGTAGCGGTTCTCCTCCTGCGGATAATAGGGATAGCGGTCGTTGCCGCCTTCCAGCTTACGCAGACGGCGTTCCAGTTCGCGTTCCCTGCGGTCACGCTCTTCCTCAAGGCGGTCACGTTCCGGCTCACGGTTTTTGTCGTGGTCACGGAGCATCATCATGCGGCGAAAATTAGTCTTGCCCATAATCTACACCTCCTCAAGAAATAGACGCGGGCGCACCAGCGTGAGAGCGGCAGAAACAGCCAAGATACTTGAACGTGCCTGTGCCGGTTGCAGACGTTGCAACACGGGTAGCGTAGCGGGTGCGGGTGTGGATGCTCTCAGCGGTTGCCTGAGCGCAGTTGCAGTCGGTTAGAGGGTATGCGGTCGTGCCTGCACCGATGGTAATGACCACAGGGGCATTGATGGTGGTTGTGTCCGGCAAAGCCTGAGCAATGACCAGACAATATTTTTCTCCTGCTGCGTAAGAGCCAGCAGGGATATTGATGGTCAGCGTGTTATTAGCAAACGTCACAGACTGGCTCAAGACCAGATGGGGGCAGAGTTTGCAGCTTGTTTTGCAAGCCATAATGTTTTCCTCCTAAAAAATCAGGGGCAGAGGTGTCTTACCCCTGCCCCGATGGTTCACCCGGTGTTATCGGGGAGTGCGTTGGTTAGCAGCAGCCGCAGCAGTTTACGCCCAAGTTGGGGTTTGCCACCTGATAAGCGGGAATCGGGCGAGGATTGACCCGGTTCAGGATGGTATCAGTCTGCTGAGCCATTGCATTGGTCAGCAGGGTATTCTGGTCTTTCTGCGAGATGATACCTTTCAGGCTCTGGTTCTCCGCGGTCAGAGTGGCAATCTTATCCTGCGTGAAGTAGTCCATCATGCTGCGGAAGTTGGCGTTGCAGTTGTCCACGATGGCGCGGGCGTTGTCTGCGATAGCCTGACGGGTAGCGCAGTCCTCCGTTGCGATGGTGTACTTCAGGTCGCCGATAAGCTGCTTGTTCTCGCAGCAGCAAGACGCCAGCTGCGTGGCAAGTGCGGTCTGGCCCGCCTGCCGTGCGTTCCCCTCCTGCATGATGGCAAGGCTGATGGCGTTGTCACCGTTGGACACGCTGCGCTCCAGTCCGTTCACCAGCTGTGCGTTCTGGTAGCCAAGCTGACAGATGGCACTGTTCACGCCAGCAAAGCCGTTCGCAATGTTGGCGTTGATGCCATTGATCTGCGCCAGCTGGTCATAGCCCAGAGAGCAGATACCGCTCTGGATACCCGCCAGAGAGCGGGAGGTATCCTGCTGATAGAAGCCCTCAGACAGAGCCGCGCGGGTATCGTTGCCACCCTGACCGGTTGCGCCAGTGCCGACCAGATATGGGATGTAGCTGTTCATGCCGTTGTCACCACCGTTGCGCCCGTTGCCGTAGTTGCCCCAGCCGAAGATGATGGCAAGGATAATAACAGCCCACAGACCTTCGTTGCCGAAGAATCCGCCGTTGTTACTGCCGCCGTCCTGCCCAGCCAGATAGCCAGTTGCAAAATCGTCCATAACAAAACTCCTTTCAGTTTTGCGTTATGCTATCCCACCGCCGTATGCGGTAGGCGAAGCCAAACAAAAGCGGTTTTTGTCAAGTCCGCAAAACTGAGAAGCGTTTCGCTTAGAGGGATGCGTTATCGGGGCAGCGTCAGGTTCAGGACGCTTGCCAGCTGGTTCAGGTCAATGCCACGCTCTTTGGCGAGGTTCTGCGCCATCGTTCGGAGCTGTGCTTCGTTCTTGCCCTGAATCAGGCTCAACCCCTGCATGATAGGAGCATTCTGGCCGCTTAACTGCTGGATAAGCCCCATCGGGTTCTGCCCGGCACGAGCCAGATTTGCAAGCTGCATGATAGGGCTGTGAGTAATCATATCAAACGGAGAGGACATCGCTTATTCTCCTTTCTTTGCTGCGGCAGCGGGCTTAGAAAAGCTCTTCTGCCACTTTTCCAGCTCATCCAGCCGGTGTACAAGGGTGTTGTACTGCTCAATAGGCACATACTGCTGTGTCGGTGCAGCGGTTTGCTGTGCCTGTTGTGCTTGCATTTGCCGCCATGTTTCCGGGCTGTAAAACTCTAACACGTCAGATTCACAAGTGTTTGGATTCAGACGTTTGCAGTAGATGACCCCACTACGCAAATCCGGGCAATACGTCCATCTTCCGTACAGATCAGATGGAATCGCCAGGAACTCCTCTCTGCTGGAAACAGGTCTGCCAAGTAGACAACCGCCGTCCTGTGCCGACTGCTGAACAGGCTGTTGCCCATTCATCGGCTGCGGACGCTGCGGTTGTGTCTGTTGCATCTGCGTGTTCGGTAGGGGAGTGACAAGCCCTACCGTGCCAATGCCGCCGTAAGGATTGACAGGCTGCTGCGGAACGTAAGGTGCTCCGGGTGTAGGATAATAGCTCATAATACATCCCTCCTGATGCTCCCAGTGTACTGCATCAGCAAAAGCCGAAAGACAACGAACGTCAAACGAAGGACAAAAAATCTTGGTTAAACCTTGCTTAAAGCTTGATTATCTTAAGCAAAAAGAAAAGCGCCCACACGGAAAAATCCGCATGAGCGCTTAACTGTAAGGATGCACACATTGGAGTGCAATGCTAAAATATCACATCGTCCAATATATGGCAATGCTTTCGACAAAAATAGTGCGAATAAAACAAAATCCACCAGCCTAAAGCTGATGGATTATAAGTGAGCGAGTAATCGCCCTGCCACCGAAGTGGCAAAATTGCGTCTCCCGCATGGTACGCACTATAAGTAGGCGGGTGGGAGACTGTATCAACTAAAAATGCCTACTTCTGCTATCGCAATTTTGACGTATGCGCACTATTCAAAACCGTTCAAGCATTTTCGGGCTTGCTATGGCTGGACTTGAACCAGCGGCAATAGGCGGGTCGCGCCCTGCTCTACCAACTGAGCTACATAGCCTTTTCAAATATCCACCCTCTTGTGCTTCTTCGAGAGGCCAGGTGGATTTGTTGAAATTATTATACCACAAATCGTGCAAAAAGAAAAGCGGCAGACCCGAAAGCCTGCCGCTTCAACGCGTTTCGTAAGAAATCGCACCCAATTAAGATTATTATACTATAATCCGCGCAAAAAGAAAACAGCGTAACCGTGATGGCTGGAACCCATCAAGATTACGCTTCAGACTGCGTCATATAGAACTAGTCTCCAGTAATAAGGATATAATTCTAAAGACACTTAACTCGTGTTATATTATATCACACATTCAGCATTTTTTCAATGCCTTTCAGCCGGTAGCCTATTGCCGTCCGGCTGTAATGTGTTTGCGCTGCAATGTCTGGCAGCGGGAGCCGCTCAACGTATCGCAGTAAGGCTATCTTACGGTCTACCCTCCCAAGCGGTGCGCTTTTGATGGCGGCGGTCATCTGCTGCCGGTCAAGTCCTTGCAAGCACAGTGGCAGCACTACACGAGTCGCCGCCACAGGCAGCACCGAGCCAGAAAGGCTGCGGCAACTGTCCGGCGTTGCGCACCATATTGACAAGCACGGCAAACTGGTAACAAAACGTCACCAGTTTGTTGACATTGCCGAGATGGTATGTTTTCGTGAGGCCACGAAAACGTCCGTATGTAGTGCTTGCCATGATATCCTCCTTACTGCTTTTGCAGCACTGCTCTTGCCCGGTCAAAGAAAAACTGAATCACCTTGCTCATGGTCTCTTCGGTGATTGCCCACGAGACCAGCTTGCCCCACCGGCTGTTGTCCAGATAGTGACGCAGCATCTTGACGCACCACGCCTTGCGTTCTGCGCCGCGCTTGGTGCCCTGAATCTCGTGCTCCGCCCTTGCTATGAGGTCGAGCACAGTGCCCTTGACCGCCGCGCCGTAGCCCAGACGGATAAGCCCAAGCACAAGCGACACAGTGCCTACAACGATGAGCACCAGCGCCAGCCACGAGGGCAGCGGGGTGAGAATGGTATTAAGAATGGTTTCCATGTGTTACTCTCCTTTCTCTTTTTCGAGGTCTTCGATGCGGTGGTTTGCCACCTTGATCTGCTCTTCCAGCACTGGCACGCGCTGGGCAAAGTTGTTATGCGCCCGCACTTCGCGGGTCAGCTCTTCCAGCTTGGTTTCGGCCACGGCCTGCTGCTTGTCCAGCTTGGCATCCATGCTCTTGTCCATGCTCTGAGCGGTGCGGTTGTTGGAGACGATCACGCCGATCAAGCTCAGACCGCCGGTGATGATCGCCACGATGATTGCTTCGCTCATGCGCCCTCCCGGAGCCGGTCCAGCCCCTTTTTTGCGATAATGGCGACGTAGTCCTTGTAAGCGTGGGAAAGGTCTGCGTTGCCCGTGATGCCCGGTACACTGGCGGTGCTGGTATACTGCCACATCCCAAAAGACCATGCCGGGGTCGGCTTGTTGTCGCGGTATGCAGCCACCCACACGTCGTACTTTCGCAATGCCGCGTCGCCCATGTACAGCCGGGTCTCGCCGAATTTGAGACCGGTGTAGAGCAGGGCATAGAAGCCCCACTGCTCGATAGTTGCCAGCGCATGCGCGGTCAGGTCGGTCAACGCCTGCTTGCCAAGCTTGCGGAGCTTGTTGTCCTCCACATCCACGCAGATCGGCAGCTCAAAGGTTTTCCCGGTCAGCGCAGTTTTGAGCAGGGCCAGCTCTGCGTCGGCACTGGTATGCGAGACGGCATAGGTGTAGTAGTACACGCCCACCGGAATCCCAAGCCGTTTGCACTCGGCATAGTTGCGCTCAAAGGTCGGGTCAATGTACAGTCCGTCCTTGCGCTTGCTCAGCTTGCGGTTGGTGCTGACAGTTTTGAGCATAACACCGTCAATCTTTCCGCTTGCCTTGACCGCATCCCAGTCGATGCGGCCCTGCCAGCGGGAGACGTCCATGATTTCAGGCATAGCGTCCTCCTTACCGTGCAATTTCCTCATCGTTCGCCTTGTTCTCATCATTCGCCTTGTCCTCATCGTTCGCCTTGTCCTCAGCGTCCAGTGCATCGTAGTACGCTTGCGCAAGGGCTTCCACCTCTGCGATGTCGTCCTCTGTCAGCAGACCGCTGTCCAGATGGGTGTACGCCTTATCCAGCCAGTATGCCACGTCACGCCCTGCGGCGATCTCCCGCTTGATGGAGCGCAGGGTCAGGTCATGCCGTGCTTTGCTTTTGATAGCCATAGTCAGTCCTCCTTTAGGTCGTTGTCATGAACGCTACTGCGTCCTCAATGCGTTTGATTGCAATGTTCACATCCCTCTGATACTCCAGCCGGATTCCAGCACCGTCACCCGCCTGCACCACCGTGTCAGGGCCGTAAGCGGTGAGGGCTTTGTAGGCGGCGATTTCGGCAGGAGTGAGCGGGGTTTCGATGGGAGTGGCGAGGGCGAAATACAGTACTAATTTGTCTTTTACCACGTCAAGAAAGGTTTCCAGCGTAACGTCTTTTTTTAACGTTACGACAACTGCACCACCCGAATTGATAAACACTGTATTAATTCTGTACCGATCATCAACTTTTATAGCTACAAACATATTGGAGGTATATGTAACAAGACTATCATTTTTTATGTTATCCACATTAAATGTTGTAGCAAAGACGGAAAAGTCCTTATTGCCTCGTTCTATTCTCCAACTCTTAGTGTCGCTCAATTTTCCAACTTTCTGCACCTTCACCCCTCTCTCCAAGTCCACCTCGTCGCAAACCCACTGCTGGCCCTGCGGGTCAGTGTAGTTGCCGCCAGAGGTGACAGGGATGCCGGGTAAGCCGTTGGGAGTGGGCAGGGTGAGAGTTTGCGTTTTGCCGTTCCCATCGCTCAAGGTCACCGCCACGCTCCCGCCGTCACCAGCGCTCACGATAGGCACAGGTGCATCCGGCGTGGGTGTGCCGTCCTGCGTGCTCTTACCGTACACGGTCAGGCCGCACAGGGGCGCAGAGAACGCATCGTCAACAGCGATGGGGTTGCCTATCTCAGTGCCCACAAGGATGTTCTGCCGCGCTTTGACTGCGCTGATAGCGTCACCTGTGGCTTTTGCGTCAGCGGCTTTGCCGGAGAGGGTGAGGGTGGGGTCCACAACGCGAGATGCTGCTTCTTGCGCTGCGTTTTCTGCCGCATTTTTTGCTTTGTCCGAATAATCTTTTGCATTCTGCGCAGCAGCTTCCGCCTCTGCTCTTGCAACATCTGCACCTGCAACGTCACTTAACTGATTGAGGGTTTCGGCATTCATCGGCGTGCCCTCAACAGCGGGTTCATCATTGCGAATAAGCGTGACGACCTCTGATGTCCCGTCAGATTTTTTCATTGTCCAACGGTTGGGATATTTTGCCTGTCTGTCTTCAAAGTGAATAGGCATAGTTAAATTCACCTCCGCAAATTGGTTCAGAGCAGTATAGCAAATGGTCATTTGCCATTTTTTCAACATCAACGAGTACCTGCTCAATAGCGTTCATGGTTTTATAAGTGAGCTTATCCATGCTGGATGGAGTTTTTTTCGTTCCTGGCCCACTGCATTTAGAACGAATGTTAGAAATATTGGAAAGCCAACGCATAGCATCGGAAGAGGTCAAGTATCCATCAATAGACCAATCGGTTTTAACTGTAACGGACGCTCCGATTGCAGTTGCAATCTCGGAAATCCCATTTTCAATGCGGTTGTAATCCGTATAACTGAGAGCCCCTTTCATACCAGCGGCCCATTCTGCCTGTTCTTCTTCCGTCCATGTGCCAAGATTGGCTTTATTGTGCAATTCGTTCACACGGTCAACGTCTGCCTGCGTTCGGTCTGTAATCCATGTTGCCATAAGCTTCTCCTATCAAACAAGAACGTTTCCATTAACATCAACTTCCAATGTGGCAGGAAGAGTAAACGCCGGGAAAACAGGATACTTTTTTGTGACATTAGAAATTGCCGTATATGTATAATAGCTATTATTAGACTTGGACGGAGAAACAACAGCAGAATTGTTATACTTGAAAAATTCCGGATAAGCGAATGGCGTTGCATCAAAACATCTTGAGCGAGTCCATGCATAATTAGAACTTCCGATAATGTTGAAAAGCATTTCACTGCAATTCGGCAAAGCCGTGCCCTCCTTAGTAATGCCAGAAACGCTAGAGCTCATGCCAAGTTCTGTTGCAGACAAGAGGAAAACTTTGCGAGATATCCAAGCGACCTCAGAGCCATCAGTCGTATGAGAATTGCCGTCATCGTCTTTATAAGTCTGAGGACCGGGAGAAACTCGGAGGTTTGTATTCTTGATTTTACTGGAAATACTAGAGTCAAGCGTTCTGAAATATTCGCCGTTCAACCACTTGTCAATAGTGCTACCGGAATATATATTGGTAAAACGACTATTATAGGAAGCACTTTCGGTGTTCCACACATGCGAAAGTACAGTCTTGGAAGAACGAGCGAGCAACGAAAGGCCTTTTCCGTTTCCGGGGAATGTTGGCCAATTAGAAGAAGCTTCTTCATAATCATGCTTTGCAAGAACAAATGCGGTTCTTTGATTGCTTTCTTTGATATAAAGTGTTGTTCCGATGGGAAGAGAGCCAATTGTAGCAGGACTTGCAACAACAGAACAGGTTGCTTTTTCCTCAGCAGCACTAACGGTAATTGTTGCATTGCCTTTTTTGAGCCAAGATATTTTGCAAGTAGAAGTTCCACCAGTTTGAGTAGCTTCGAGTTTTACAACGTCAGATGGAGATGCACGCCAGTTGATACTTGGAGCAGCATATGTACTTGGAGAAAATGTTGCTTTGATTTCAACAGGAGAGCCCCAGTTGACGGTGATAGACGAATTGTTCAAAGTAAACGTGGGCGAATTGTCAATAACAGAAGCAGAAGCGCTTACTGCACCAACATACGCAGATACAGTGGCTCTTCCTTTCTTGCTATATTGAACCAAACAAGTAGATTTACCAGATTGGTTTGTGAGAACATGAAGTGAAACGATATCTTCCGGAATGGCGCGCCAGCTGATTGTAGGCAGGTCTTCGTTTTCAGGAAGAAGTGAAGCAGAAAGAACACGAGATTCTCCGTAAATAAGAGAAAGCGAAATGGGAGAAAGATTTACAGAAGAAACGTCAGAAAGAATGTACCCAGACAACGTTCCTTTAAAGCATCCAGTATATTGATATTTACTTTCCGTGACGAATACATTGGAAGCGTATCCATAGTTGTGGTTGAATCGAACATGATCAAATGCGTCAATATGCGGGCTTGCTCGATATTCAAGTTCAACTTTCTTACGGTTTGCAAGAACGGCATAGGCTTCCGTAATAGAGTTCTTGCTCTTTTTCAGCATGGCTTCCGTTAAGAGCTCGTTGCTCACCGTCTGCGTAACGCCCTCTATATTAGAACTTTCAGGGTACACATGCTCCGTACCGTTAACGTTGCAAGAGACATTTTTTACTTTTGAAGCAAAAGTGATTTCAGGCCACTGATAATTATTGATAATAGAAATTTCGTAAATTTCATCCTCAGATCTTGCAACCATATTCACACGTTCAATACGGATTTGGCCATCTCGAGTCTGATACAAGGCCATACCAGCGGCGTTTGCGGCCAGCTGCAAGATATCAGAGTTTTTATAAGAAGTGCTTTCTTTCGAGATGTCCGTGCTGTATTCTTTGAGCTCTTCCGAAATATAAAAGCTTGATATCTTAGAGGAAAATGTTTCCAACGCATCATAGCACATCTCATAAAGAGTTCCATACTTTCGTCCGGTGTAGTTTGAGGTCATCAAGAACTCAAATGCATCACGAGCTACGAAAGATGCTTCAAGGCCATTAGACGGAGTGCTCCACTCAGACAGGAAATACTTGCCGCCGTTAATCCATTGAATCGCCCCGTCAACTTCCATTCCATACCGGACATTGACAGGCTGACGTTCATAAAGATATTTGTACATGCCTTTCGGATTGATTGCATCCCACTTCTTGTCGCTGTTGTCTAAAGAGAACTCGATGCTGTCTTTAGAAAGCTGCCCACTGATCGGGTCACGGCTTGAAGTGTGGGTATACGAAACAATATCTTTTTTGTCGTAGACTTTTTTGAAGCCAAAGAATATCCATTCAACTCGGGCCCTGCGATTAGGAATGCTCCATTTTTTTACCGTTATGTCAAATCGCCAAAGTTCATCGGGATTAAGAGTAAAGTTTGCCGGTATTTCACAATAGACATCTTTATTCCCTTGAACATTTGCTACTGTGTAAGAGCTTCCGCCCCAATCATCTGATTCCTCGTCTTTTCCGAATGCTCTTACGATAAAATCAGTTGCATATTCGTCAAGACTGTTAGACCAAACAATTGTAATTCCAGGCTGAAAAGCTTTATGAGTGTTTTTAAGAAACTCAAAAGAAATCACAGGATAGTTGCCGTCAGAAACAATCCAATAGCTAATGAGCCCACCATCTTTGTAAGGCTCACTACTTGGAGGCAAGGTGAAGCTTCCATCCAAAACATGAAGATTTAACTCTCCGGTAGCATATTTAACAAGTGGCCTATCTTTTTCTTTGGTTAAATTTTCAGCATTGCTAAAAACAAGCTGTTCTGTGTTTTTAGCAGAATAAGGAGAAGCCGATTCTTGAAGACCGGGAAGAATGCTGTCGTAGGAAATCTCAACAAACTCTTCCGGCACAAGAGTGTCGTTGAACTTGTCAAGCCATGCTTGAGATGGATGTTCCATACATCAAACCTCCACAAGCGCAAGTGCGCAATTAGTCCAGCCCATTACCTTGCCGGTTTTAGGCCCTCTACGCCACATGCCAGCCGTTCGGTCGGAAACGTACATCTGCCGTGTTTCATACGCATTGGTGGTCTGGTTTAGAAATCGAACAGAACAATAGAACTTGGTAGTGAATGGGCCAATGGCAGCAGCCCATTGTTCGGCAGTGAGGTAATTCCATTTTACGGAAATCTTTGCGACATCATGCCGAACAACGGAGCCGACCACCTTGCCCTGAACGTTACGGCCAGAATCCACAATAGTGCTGGTTGTCGCTTCATAAGAAGACGGCTCCGGCATTTCTCGGCCATCAATCGTAATGAGTGCTGGAATCGCCAAAGCGGTTCACCTCCTTAATAGCTATAAGCTTCAGTGCCCATAATAGAGCGGCCACGTTCGTTTTTACGCCTTTCGACGGTTGCAGTAAGTTGCTTGCCGTCAAGATATACTTTGAGGATGTTGTCTTTATCTCCCTGATCGTAACGCTGCTTGTAATCAAGAAGAGCATTATAAGCGCCGTTGTACACAGCGTCTCTAATTTCTTCCGCACTAAGTTGCTGCACAGCGCTAGAAGCATAACTGCTTTGGATGCCACTATTAGCATCGTTATACTGAGATGTTCCAGGAACGTTACCGTAGTCAATTTGTCCAAAGTCGGATTCATCGTAGCCGGTGGAGCCATAGGAGCTACTGGAAGAGCTCTTTTTGCCGCCCATGCCACCAGCGATGCTGGCAATGGAAGCAGCCAGGACAGCCGCAGCACCCAGAGCAACCAATCCAGCGGGAATACCAAAAATGGTAGCAGACAAAGCCGCACCAATGGCGTTAAGCATCGCCACGAACGATGCGCCGATAGTTCCAATCAACGTGCCCATGGATGCATAGATAGACGGGAATGCACTTGCCAATCCCTTAGAGAGCAGCCCGCTAATCGTTTTTGCGGTGGAACTCATTGGGCCTTGAATTGCAGTAAACGTCTGCTTCAAAGAATTTCCGAGACGTTTGGAAGTAGATACAATCTCGCCGAACTTTGAGGTAATGCCGTTCAGAAGCTCGCCGCCAATCTGATACGCCTGTGCAGACAACGTAGACAGTGCATTAGTCAGTTGCGTGCTCAGGTCGGTAATCATATTGGTTGCGATGGTCTTAATTTGCGTGCGCTGCTCTTCGCCCATTGCGTGCCACAACACGGCAGCAATCGTCGTACCGATGGTCTTCACGTCGCCGCTCTGAGCTGCTTCCCAAAGGTTCTGAATAGTGCCAAAAAAATCATTCTGCAAATTGGTATCGAGTTGCTGCCAAGTGCTGGTGAGAGTCTGGTCAAGGTTGTTCACAAAGCCAATGCCAGTCTGCTTGCCCTGTTCGATGAACTGGTTTCCGGCATTGGTCACGCCATTGATAAGACCCTGCATGGCCTCGTCAACATAGCCTTGAGCGGCGGTGATACCGTTTGCAAGGCCCTGGTCAATGTAACCGCCAATCTCTGCGAACACCGTAGAAGGGGAGTGGATGCCGAGCACATTCTTGACCTTATCAATGACTGCATTGCCAACATTTGCAACAGCGTTTTTGGCCGTTTCAATCATGTTGTTCACACCATCAATAAGACCCTGAATCAGATTTTTGCCAATATCAAAAAGACTAAAATTGTCGAATGCACTCTTGATTGCAGAAAGAATCTTCTTTGCGGTTTCAGCTACGCTAGAGATAGCATCGGTAATGCCTTTCTTTAATCCAGCGATAATATAGCCGCCTTGTTCGGCCATTACGGTAGATGGGGAGTTGATTCCAAAGGCAGACTTAAAGCCGTTGATGAATGGGTTGAACACATTTTCGACAATCCAAGAAGCAACATTCGTGATTGCGTCTTGAATACCGTAATAAATACCGTAGACGATATTCAGGCCAACATTATCGAACGGCCCCTCTGCCACTTTCTTTTCAAAGTAATCGGCAATTCGAGAAACCAGACCGCCCATGAAGTCGAGTGCTTCAATGAACGCTTCGCCAAAGAAACGACCGATGGCTTGAGCTAGACCGGCCCAATCTACAGAAGTAACGGCTCTAATAGCAAAGTCAACGAGGTCTTGACCGAGCTGGTAAGAGTCTGTGCCAGCCAAGAAATCAGAAACAGCGTTAATGCTATCAGTGATAAAGTTGAAAAAAACTCTTGCAAGCTTTTCAATCTCAACATTTTGAAGAGCATCGGAAAGCTTATCAGTTAATTGCTTCCCAACACCAGTCCAATCTACTGTTGCTATCCAATCTGAAAGTTCGTGAAAAAATCCAGAAAAGCCATCAATAAAGGCGTTAAACACAGATGTCCAGTCAAGCTGAGATAGAAAACCGCCAAGAAGCTCAAACTCGATAATGAATCTGTCCGCAAGCAATCGGCCAAACAAATCCCAGTCTACAGAATCCACGAGCCCGTTAACGCCATCTGCAAAAAACGCTCCAAGCGAGGCCCAATCAATAGAATGGATGGCATCATAAATCATGCCCATAAGTTTATTTAGCTGTTCGCCGATTTGGGTTCCGATTTGGAAAGAATCGAGAGATTTTAATTTTGCCTTAATCTCGTCAACAGCGCTTCCAGCATAATCTTTGAACATATCATACTGGGAGAGGTCAACGTCGCCGAGCAGATTGCCAGCAGCACCGCCACTGCCAGAGCCAGAAGAGCCGGAATTTTGCGAAGGGTCGATAATGTTTAATTCATCAAAGCCCATCGTATAATCTTTGGCCGCTTTTGCTGCCGCTTTCGTAGCATCAGCAGTGTCATCCATAGCGCTGGTTACACCGCCAATATCTTTCTGTGTCTTGCTAAAATCGGTAAATTCAATTTTCTGCCCGAACACAGATGCAAGAGAGACCACAAATTCTTTGATAAGGTCAACTGCTGCAATCAGAACGGGGAGGATCGCCTTAAATGCGGGATAAAGAAGCTGGCCTACAGCCTTTGCAAGCTGCGAAATTTCAGACTTCAAAATGCGTACCATATTGGCGGGGCTACTAATGGTCTGCGCGAGGTTGCCTTGAATGTTGGTAGTCTGCTTCATAATGGCGATGTAGCGAAGAACTGCCTTATCTGCCTGAGACAGACTAGAAACCTGTTTATTAAAGCCCAAAGCAAGAAGTTCCTGCTGCAACCGTGCCTGAGACAAGTCAACGCCCAAGCGGCGAATAGGCTCAAGTTCTCCAGAGATAGCAGAAGCAATTGCGGTAAAGGTAGTAGCGGTATCTTTATTCCAATAGGACGATTCGTCATAGGCAAGTTGGGTCAGGTTCTTGGATAAGATATACGCTTTATCGCTTGCCAGGCCGAACGAAGTTGCAAGGCTTTGGATCGTAGCAATGTTTGTCATTGCTTCTGTCGGGTCGATGCCAAGCAGAGACTCCATCTTATTGATAAGCTCTGTTGCTTGACCACTTAACTCGCCCATTGCGTTATTGAACAAGTCTGTTGCTTCATAAAAGTCATTGAACTTAGCAACGGCATTGGCAAGATAAGTGGCAATAGCTTTCAGAGAAACTAGCTGTGCTGCACGTTTCTTGATGGCTTCCAACTGGCTTGCCAAGCTTGAAAGGCTAGTACTTGCTTTCTGGTTTGCCGAAGAAAAGCGGGTTGTAGAATTGACAGCACTTTTAATTTTAGATGGAAGTGAAGAAAAAGAGCGCCCTACCTTGTCCAGCTTGGAAGCGAGTGGAGAAATAGCGGATGCCACTTTCTTACAAACTTCCGCAAAATCATCAAGCGTTTTAGAGTCCAGCTTCTTTGTAATGCTTGGGATTTTAGCAATGGAATTGATTGCACTGCTTACGCCACGCAAACTCTTAATGGAAGAATCGCTAATAGAAGAAATAGGGGAAAGGCCGTTCTTCAAGCTGTTCATCTTGCTGCCAAGTCCTGAAAAATCCATGTTTCCAAGATTAACGGACGAAATTTTGTTCAAAGCATTAGCAACAGAGCGGATGCCTTTTGCGCTTTGAGTAAGGTCTACATTAGCAAGACCGTTCATAAAAGACGTGATTTTGCTAAGACCGTCCAGCCCAGTAGATGCGGATTTAAGAGCGGAAATAGAAGCAGATAACTTATCAAGACTACTGCAAACCTTTGCCACGTTGCCTTTCGTCCGCAAATTAGAAATGGCGGCAGCGAGCTTGTCGATATTAAGCTCTGCGCCATGCGATTCCGCAGAAATTTCTACGGATAAGCTCGTAATATCAACATCAGCCATCACTACCACCATTACTTTCCATCATAGAGAACATTGTTCTCTTGATTCGCTCCTGCGCCTCAACTGCGCGTTGGTATTCATACTCGTCTTTCTCCTTTTGGGTAAGGGGAAGCGGTCTATCCATGTATTTGATGGGCTTAGACCCTTTCTTTCGGAACATATTGCCAACCGTAGAGGAAAGCGCAGATGCCATGTAAAAGCCATTTCTCCACGCTTCTGCGTTGGCTCTGCGTTCCCGCAGTTCCTCTGCGTCACGGTAGACCTTCGCCAGCCAGACATCGCCGTACCAGAACTGGTCATAGGTCATGCCGATGGAGATGTAATAGGCTTCTACATCGTGGAAGAGCTTGGAAAAGGAGAATGGCTCTTTCTCTCCGCCTGTTTCCTGAGATTGTGCAGTTACACAATCTCCCACGTTGCGTTTTTTGCGGTCTTGTCCTCAGTGTCAGTTGCCAGCAGGGACTTGGAAGCGTCCATGAACATCTCAAGCAGAACGCCCATCAGGTCTTCCTTATCCTCGATGTGCTGGAACATTTCGTCCACGACCTTGCGCTTGATGCCCTTGTTCCGTGCGATAAAAGCACCATAGAACAGAGCACGAGAGTTGGACAGCAGATTGGTCATCTGGGTGTACTGACCAATCTGAAAGCCTGCACGTTCAGTGGCTTCCACGCTGTCACGGGTGAAAGTCAGCTCATAAGTGTTCTTACCATCGGGGGAATGAAAGTTGATAACCTTAGCAGCCATAATAAATGCTCTCCTTTATAAATAGGGGCAGAACTAAATCCGTTGTTCAGTTCTGCCCGGTTTGATTGATTCGATTTTTGCGGTTTAGCCGCCAGTGACAGTCAGAGTCTCGCTGAACTCGGGCTTCTTGGTGAAGATGCAGTTGATGGTCATTTCCACAACCTCGTCCACGCCAAAGCCGGACAGGCCAACCTGATGCATACCCTGCCAAGTGAAGCCGGAGCCGTCCTGCATCTTCAGGGCATAGTACTTCACGGTGTTGCTCTCGGAAGTCTCATCGTAGCCAGCTTCCTTGACTTTCTTGTAGTCAGTCTTGTTGTAGTTGGCAGTAAAGGACTTGGTGTCACTCTGGATGATGCCAAAGATGTTGACCTGCATGGGGTCAGACAAGGTGGTGGCATCCAGAAGGTTCGGCTCGGAGATCAGGTCGGGCACATCCTTGATGTCGCACAGCTTCGTCAGAGCGGTTGCACTGTCGCCACAATACAGGGTGGTATTCAGACCGGAGATAGCAGTACTCATAGAATGTTTACCTCCTTAGTTTCGGTAAATCATTCCGTCCTCTCCGATTGTTGCCCCATAGCTGCAATCAATCCGATAGACGGAATTGTTGTACAGCCCATTCAACGGGGCAAACGACTTGCGATAAAATTTAAGCGGTTCAAGAACAGAATCCACGATTCCAACGATGGAACGTGCTTCTGCAATGCGTCCGGTGTCTTTGTTGGAGTAAACACGAACACGCAAGGAAACGGCAGCGTATTTGCTGTGACCAGCAGAATCAATGTGCACAGGCAGATTACTGTTTTCCTCTATCTGCACACACGGAAACTTTTTGACGTTGCTATCATTGATTTCACCAGTGACGAAGACGCCGGGCACTTGCTTTCGCAGCTCCTTAGCAACAGCCGTGAAGATAGAATTGAAATAATCGATCAACTATTCCAAACCTCCCTCCACGTTGCTTCGACTTGAGAAGCCATTTCCTCAACCGCTCCCCACATAGCCATAGCTGGCTCGTTGCCATCGGTGTAATTCAACTGGCCTTTGCCATCCACCTGTTTGACAGGTGTGCCAGCATTGCCGGGGTCACCGTAGTAATACCATCTACGGTTTGTACCTTGCCCTTTGCCGTAGGAGCCATGCGCACCAACGCCGGGCGGCAACTCACCGCCATATCCGTTGTGATGTGCGCCAGTGCCAAACTCGATAAAGGCAACTGACTTGCCATCTGCAACGATAATACAAGTCCTGTCTTTTTGGTTGATGTGGCATTTCACGTCATTGGAGCCAGCGTATTCCGCATTAGCGAAACGCACCTTTGCGACTTCAAACCCCAACCACGAAAGGCGAAAAGCAAACGCTCTAGCCTTTTTGTTCAGGGTGGTCTTGTACTCCTGTATCTGACGTTCCGCATCACGAAGTCCGGCATCGCTCAACCTCACTTTAATTTTCACTTGCGGCCACCTCTTTCAGCGCATACAGCGTATCCGTGATATGCTCTGCGACCTTGACCACAGTGTAATTGAACGGCTTTGAAACGTCCGTCTGAAACCAGACGTGTGTGCCTTCATAAAGCGGTGTGTTTCGCTTTTTGCTGGACGAACTGACAACGTAGCTGTAATCCGTAAACGCTCCAAAAGGGTTTGCTTCCGCAGAACCAGTAGGCGGGCTGACGTTCAGCATCAGCTTTGCGGGTTCGCTCCACGATTCGTATGCGGATTCGCCAGTCTCGTTTCCCTGTTTGTCCACGACAGACGTTTTCTCGCCAACCGGGTTTGAATACCACAGCGGGCGTTTATCCAGCGGACTTCCATTGAACATCAGGCAATAACACCTACTCTCGGAACCACTTCATTCAACAAGGACTGTGCCACATCGGAACTTTCCCACACACGAGTAATGCCATTGTTGGTATAGCTCGTTTGTCCGTTTGCGCCGATGTGGTTGTACAGTTCCGCTGCAATGCGTATCTGCAACGACTGATACTGCGAGGGCAACTCGTCCGGTCTGTTACCGAATGGGTAGCCCTGCGCAAATATCTTGTCTTTGGCGAAATCAAGCAGCAGGTCGAAGAGTGGGTAGTCCTCGTCCGTGATTTCACGGTTAAGTGCAGGGGCAATGTACTGTCCCAGTTTGACTGTCGCTTCGGAATACTGATCTCCCATGCTGCTTTCCTCCGTTCGCCTTAGTAAGCCTTGATGCAGTACACAGCGTCCATGCGCTCAAAGGACGGCAGGACAATCTCAGAAGCATAGACGTTGGCGTTGACCGGGTGAACGGTCAGCTCGGTGGTGATGGCAACGCCGGTGTTCACGATGGACACGGATGCGCCAGACTGACCAGACAGCAGGTCGGCTTCTTCAGGAGTAGTGCCGTACCAAGTGCTGCCCAGAGCGCCGGAAGGAGCAACCACCACCATGCCATCGGGCAGATACTTCTCGCTTGCGCTGTACTTGTCCGCCTTAAACATCTTGTCGTACAGATGAATCTTCAGACCGGTTGCAGATTCGATAATCTGCCGTGCTTCGCTGTCCAGCAGAACGGCGTTTGCCTTTGCGGTGACGGTCATGAACCGATTTTTCACCTCGTCCGCAGCAATCATGTTGCGGAAGGTAGCAGTGTTCATGTACACCTCAGTCACGACCTCGCCCACGCTTGCCAGAACAGCGTCCTTTGCGGCATTCAGGTCGGCAATGGGGGTGGCAGTGGCGACGTTCCACTTAGACTTTGCGACAGAGACTTCCTTGTAGTTGGTGGACTTCCAAGTGCCGTCCGGGTCGTAGTTGTAGGTGTAGTTCACGCCGTTTGCCTTGATGGTGATGCCAGGAACGCCATTGGTGGGAGCCAGCAGCTGCCAGATCATGCGCTCAGGAACGATACGAGCACCAGTGATAAGCTGTGCGGTGTCATCGTACAGGCGGTTCATCACGTCACGAGCATAAGGGTCGTTGCTGTCCAGAACACGCAGGATTTCCTGACGGTCTTTCTCGCCCAGATGGTAGCCCTCACGGAAGAACGGCATCTCGGTCTCGTCGAACTTGAAGCCCTCACGGGTGCGGAACGTAGCCTTTGCGTCAAATGCGCTGGGCATCAGGGAAACGCCAACACCCTTGTGACCACGCAGCCACTTCAGGTCAAGACCGGCCTTCTTCTTTGCGGGGAACAGTGCGTCAGATGCAAAGGGCATCGCATTGGTGGGGTCGTTCGTCCAATAGGCGGCAATCGCAGCCGGGGCAAAGACTTCCTTAAGATTCAGTGCCATGTTGTTTTACCTCCTATTAAGCGTTCACGCTGATGTTGTCACGGCAGAAGATGCCGGGAACGGCGGTCTTGAGTGCCTTGATTGCGTCAGCGTCAAAGGTGAAGCTGGAACTTGCCGCTGCCTTCTTGGTGTCGATAACACCACGAATCAGCAGGGAAGCGTTGGGGTTCTCTGCCGGGTCAACGTCATACAGCAGGATGCCGTCAGCGTTGATGGTCTTAGAACCAGTCTCGCCAGCAGCAACAGCTTTCTTGCCCGCCAGCGTCATGGGATAGCCAGCCTTAACCGCAACAGTTTCGGTCACGGTAAAGGGAATGGCAGTGTAGTCATTGGAAGCAAGAATGGTATCGTTGATTCCGTTGACCGTGTTTCGGGTAAACTTCATGTTTTCCTCCTTGTTAATGGAAAGCACTCATTGCGTCACTCGATGCCTTAGAAGTATTTGCGTTCTGCTGTGCAAGGCTCTTAGCAAACGCCACGCCCTCACTGTCAGAACCGCCCTTGCCATCCGCACTCGGGGGCGTGGGCATATCCTTTAGCAGAGAAGCCTTGTAAGCGGTGTCGTGGGCAGACATAAACTCCGACTGGAACTTAAAAACCTTGTCCATGTCACCGTCAGCCAGTGCAGACGCAGCCTTGCCAGCCAGTTCAGCGTCATAACCCTGTGCAACGAACTTCTCACGGTAAGATGCAAGGGTCTTTTCCTTGACGAGGTTTTCCTTGTCAGCAGTCAGGGCTTCAATCTGCTTCTGCATCTCTGCCAGTTTGTCAGCCTGTTCCTGTGCGGCATTCTCATCATCGGTACGCCTTGCCTTGAGCTGCTTCTTGTACTCAGCAGCTTCGCCGTTGGCTTTTGTCACGGCGTTACGCAGCTTCTCAACCTCTGCGTTAGGGTCTGCAACCTTTTCAAGCGCAGAAATGATTTCATCGGCGGTCATGCCCTCTTTGTAGGCATCACCAAGCAACACATTGAGTTTCATATCGTTAATTTCCTCCTGCGTTTTTTTACCGTTGCTTCCCTGCAACGCTGCGAAATTTGTATCCCGGCTTCCCTGCCGGAATATGCAAAGGCAAGAGCCTTTACTTCCATTCATCAACGATTTCCCAGTCGTCACACGCCATATTTTCCATGGTGTACAAAATGTCTTCTGAATCAGCAAGATTTACAATCTTGCCATCGTAGCAGTGCATCTCGACATAAGGTTTCTCAGAATCTTTAGACCCCAAGCACCAATAACCAATCCAATGATGACGCTTAATTTTGCGCCCTCGTTTAAGAGCAAACAAAGCACTTGCAAAATTCATTTTTCTCCTCCGTTCTTTGCGTCAGCCTGTTCATTGACCATATTGTTGGTGTCAACAATATGGTCTGCCATTTGTTTCTGTGGCTTCGGTGCCTTCCCATCCTCGCCCAGCTTGCCAGCGGCAATCAGGAAAGGCTTGCTCATCTCATAAGCAGCCTGCGGGTCAGGGAACAGACCGGGCGTGGTGAACGCCAACTGCGGGTCAATCGGCTGCCGAATCATCTGTGCGAAAATCTGAACCTTGCTCTGCTGGTTGTCGTACTGACGGCGGGGCAGTTTGATGTTGATGTCACTTGCCATCAGCTTAGAACCAGCCGTGTCACGCAGGATTTTTAGCATCACAGACAGGCTCTGGCGTTCAGCGTACTTGAACATATTCTCGTACTGCTGTGCCCTTGCTTCGGTGTGATTCCAGCCGTTGCGGACAATAACTGCGCCCACGTTGTCGGACGTTGCGTTCTCGCTGCCAGTAGCACTAGGCATAGCAGTCAGACTGCGGTACACGTTCAACATGGAATCAAGCAAAGTCTGACTCTGCTGCTGGTCAAGCTCGTTTGCAATCTGCGAGACAGAAGCGGGCAGTCCAGAAGTGGATTTCAGGCACATTGCGCCCAATTCCTTGACCTGCTTTAGAGCGTTTTCGTCCACAAGGCAGTTGGTAAACACCATGATGGACTGGATGAACTGCGCCACGCCGTCCAAACGGTTGCTTTCAAGGTCGTTGATGGCATCCAGCACGGGAATAGCCGGTTCAAACAGACCCATCCGCTCAGGGTTCAGCTTGTATTCGACCATCGGCAGCATTCCAAGGGAGTGGTTCTCAGACTTTGTAACCTTGCCGTTGTCGATTTCAAAGTACTGGTTTGGCGTATACACGCAAATCAGGTCGTTCAGGTCATTCTGATAATTGCGTGGGATGTGCAGAACATTGGCGATGGGCTTGTGGCCGATGCTGGAGTTGTAAATCACATACGCCATATCCGGGTCGGGAACGTCCACCAGCAAGGGCGTTTCGTCCGGGTAGTTGCCGTTATACCCTTTATCAGGAAGGACAATGCGGTATCCCTGTCCGCACTCCAACATCCACTGCCAGAGCCGCCGATCAAGCGCATCCTTGCCCTCATACTGCAAGGCGTTTGACAGCCGAGCGATTTCCTCACCGTCACCTGTTGCCGTTTCAGACCGCACATAAGAGCAAGGAGTGCCGCTCATGTAGCCCGTGTAGAAGCCCACGCACTCGTTGGCATGGTTTTCTACAATGCGGTTGGTGATTTCAGCGTGGTACTCTTTCGTGCGGTTGAGGACAGGCTGGCTACCCAAGTAGTAGTTGTGCAGAAAGCGAATCTCGTTCTTGTTCAGCAGATGAATAGGCTCTGCCTTGCCCATGACCACTTTCAGAACGTTTGCTCGATTGATTTCCGTCTCCGGCGTTTCAATCGGTCTGCGCCCGGTCAGCGGGTCATTCAAGAATCCGCCAACAACTATCTGATACTCAGCCATGCGTTCCTCCTTTCCGGCAAAATAAAAAGCGCAGCAAGACAAACCTGTTAAGGTCTATCTCACTGCGCTTACAACTGCGCTTCAAAAGCTATTCAGTTTTTAAACTTTGGTACGGAGACCCATGTATCTTTTGGAAAGTTTGAATCTCCAATTGTAATCCAATGGCAAAGAGGGCACAGAAGAGAAAACTTGCCTTCTACTTCGCCAAGATAACGTCCGCAATCGCACGGATCGCCGTTTGCGTCCTTGCGGGGATGCTTACATCTGACTTTTGCTTTCATCTGTGCTCCTTTCCTAATATTCCTGGAAACAGGCTGTTGAGCACAGACCTGTTAGAAGCTACTGGGAAACTGTTCGCACTTCCAGCCGTGCTATTCTCCGCCTAGAGAAACCATTGCAGCCTTTACATTCAGTTGTCAGACGGACGTAAAACGGGAAGCTGCAATTTTGGTGCTGCATAATGGATTTGAACCAATGTATGTCCGGTTATGAGCCGGATGCTCTAGCCATACTGAGCTAATGCAACATAAAGACCCAGCTTGATTCATCGTTGCTCTTTGAAATGGTAAAATGTCCCAAAACCCATTTCATCGAGAGCCGGGAATAACGATTGGAGGTTATAAAAGGAAAATTTCCATGAAAACAAAAGTGAATCGTTGTGCTGCGTGACGGATTTGAACCGCCTTATTCTGGAAGTCAAGATTTCAAGGGCGAACCAGACCCCATCCAACACGGGACGCAACTTATATATCCCAGCAATGGGAAAGAGCGTGGAAACCATTGCTGGGCAGAAAGGAGAACGCCTGCAAAGCATTCAGCTCAGAGCCGTAAAGCGTGTAGCAGGCATCATGCCGGAGTAGCCAACTCCTTACATGCATTATACCAAAAACAACGATATAAAGTCAATAAATCAAATTATACGTTACCACTTTTTTCAAAATGGCCTTTTTATAGGCTCAATTTTACTGATTCCGTTATACAATTCATCTGCAAGCTGTGCCAGACTGTCCGGCGCATCATCGTGCGGAACTTTGCCAAGCTGCGTGAACATCGTCACCTGTTCCATGAATGCCTTGTACTCTTTCGACTGGTGTTTTTCGTCAAGGAAATAGAACCGTTTGATATCCGGCGCATACTGGATGATTCTGGACAGCTTGCTTTGACCACTTGGCGCACGCTGGCTACGGACAGAGCAGTGATAGCCTTGCTGCCGGAGCTGGCTGTCTACCACGTCGCAATATTCGTCGCCGCCGTTGTTGGCTTCGCCACGCACCACGTTGATTTTGTGCTGGATGATTTTGCCCACAACTTCCGGCCTAGTCACGGTCTTGTCGCCGTTATTGAACACAAGGTCTGGGATGAACACAGCATCACCGTACACATAAGCAATAGGGCAGGCCGTGAAGTCGCCGCCGCCCCATGCAATATCCATGACCATGAGCTTGCGATCAGGCTCTCCGTCAGGCAGAACGCCGTTGAAATACCGCAGTTCATCGGCGGGGAACAGCAGGCCTTCGCGCACATAGGGCTTACCCATGTACTTTGCCCACCATGTTGCATCGTCAATGCTGGCTTTCATATCGGCATAGTAGGCATCGTCAAAGCCAACGCCATAGTCATAATTGAAGTTGCTGTGTCCATTCTCGTCCACCGCAGGAATCACACGGAATCGGTACTTCGGGTTGTCTGCATACTGGTTCTGGATACGCCCCAGAGGGTCAAGCACGTTCCAGCGCGTACCGACCATCAGTTCCAATGCGCCTTGCTTTTTGCGGTCTTTCAGCTGGTTCAGATAGGCATCGTACTTGTTATTTAGGCGCTCAACGTTCAGGCTTTCCTCCAAGTCCTCGATCAAGTCATCGCTGTACAGAACACCGCCCTCGCCAATTTCAACAGCACCAGTCAACGTGCCGCCGATTGAGCGGCAAGTCAGGGTTGGAAAACGCTTCTTTCGGTTCAGGTCAACGCTTTCATCCTTTGCGCTTTTGTCCACAAGCTGAACGTCAGGGAAGATTTTGCCCCAGTTGTATGTCACAGGGTCAGTGATGATGGACAGCACTTCGCCGTAGAATCCATTCGTCAGCTTATCAGAATGTCCGCTCATGACCGATGCAACGTCAGGGCGGTTGCCCATCAACCATGTGATGAAAAATATACAGAGCGTACTTTTTCCAGTTCTCGGAGGTTGACTTACTCCCAGAAATTCTACACGATGGAAAAACAAGTCCTCTAGGTCACGAACCAGCGTCAAAAGCACCTTCCTGCGTGGCTGATAGAACTTCTTCTCAGGCGCACGGTTCCATTCAAGGTAGATGCAATAGCTGTCAAACACATCCTTTGCTTCAAACAGGTACGTCCGACCGATAATATCATAGACCTTTGCCACGTCCTCGCCTGTTTTCATCTTGCCCATCATGGCTGCACAGACAGAACGCAGCTCACCAGAGTATTTGTAGGCATCGAACCGCTTGTCCTGTGGCAGGGCATCTCTTAGGTTCACCACCGCCTGAAACCAGTCCTCATAGACCTGTGCTTCGGTCGGATTCTGCTTTGCATACGCTTTGATGCTGTCGATGATAGCGATACACTGCTTTGGCTGCATAAAAAAATAGGCACCCCCTACCTGAAAATGTAAAGAGTGCCTACAACTGCACAAAAATCAAATATTCGGTTTTATAATGCGATTTCAGAAAATTTCTTTCTAAAAATCAATTAAAAGAACTGCCCGACCGTTTCTAACCCTTTTTCTACCTTCTTCATTATGCTGTTTTCGGAGAGATATTCCATACCTTTCAAGGTAATCTGCGGGTGAATCGGCTCTACAATATGCGGGAACTTGTTCGTCAGGTCTTGCGTGTAGACCAGACCGCGAATGAAACCGTTCATTTGCAGTTCAATCATAATCTGCTCCCAGTCAGAGACCTTCATCTTCATTGCTTTTGCAGAGATAAGCTCATAGTCAAATTCTTCATCGCCCTTGTGCTTATCCAGCAGTTTGAGAATCTTGTAAATGGCATTAAAGTTGTCCATGAGCTACTCCTTTCACTGGTTATATAAAGTAGGCTTCGGTTCTTCATCCACAAGCATCAACTTGTAACGAAGATACTTTTCGATAATACTGTGTCTTTCTGCCAATGTGCCGTAAATAAAAATGAGAGCATCTTTAGCAGCATCGTATTCATTCGGAAAAATGACAATCTCCTCGTTTACAAAAGTCACGGTGCAGTTTTCCGAATGACAGGCTTCCAAGAACCGCTTGATTTCAAAGAAACCGCCAAAGTCAAGCATAGATCGCAGTGTGATGCTACCATTCTTAACAATCAGTTCTTCTCCCTGCATATTATCCAACCTTTCTCTGTTCAGCAATCCGATACCATGTCTGGCGGGTCACACCAAGCTGTTTGGCAGCGTCCGTGACTGTAAGAATGCGCTTCTCCACCTGCTCGTGGAGAACGTCAAAGAGGTTACGGTCATACTCGGTGGGCTTGCGGCCTTCTTTGTAATCGGGGCGCTGACTGGCAATCTTCTTGCCCTCTCTGGTGCGCTCAACAATCATGTCACGCTCAAACTGGGCAAACACAAGGAACATACCTCTCATAGCCCGACTTGCAGGGGTGTTGTCCATTACGCCAAGATTCAGCACGTTCACTCTGATTCCTTTTTCGATCCAAGAATCAATCAGTTCATACCCACCAACAAGGCTTCTGGCAACACGATCTAGCTTTGTCACAACGATTGTATCGCCGCTCTGGACTTCCGCTTCCAGCTTGTCCAGTTCCTTGCGTTCCATTTTAGTGCCGGTATATACCTCTTTGAAAATCTTGGTTGCGCCAGCAGCCTTGAGGGCTTCTTCCTGCGATTCAAGGCTGTTGCCGTCAATCGCCTGACCAGCGGAACTGACACGAGCGTAACCGTAAATCATTCGGGTTCACCGTCTCTTTCAAGAACTTTAAGAGCAAATTCATCCGATGCAACATCAGCACCAATAGGCTGAATCACGATTTGGTATTTCATTTCTTCCAAGAGCATTGCCATTGTGGACAACTTTAAATCATCCGCATTAACGCGGTTTGTCACATAAGAAGAAACTTCATATCCCATTTGCCTTGCAAGAGATGCAGAAGTATATCCTCTGATTTTCATAACGGAACGAAGAATGTCCCCGGAATTGACTTTATTTTTGGTTGCGCCGCCTTTTTTCTTCTCTGCCATTTTTATCGAACCTCTCTTTTGACCCAATGATAACACATTCTCGTGTCGCTGTCAACATCTTCTTGTGTTTTTTGCAAATTTTTTACTATCAATAGGGTGGTAAAACGGCTGTAAACTTTTTCGTTGCTTTACAAACTGTATACTTGAATAGTAGCCTTACGAATTATCGAAAAATATCTTTTGAGTTACTATCACTAGGGTAAACTAATCCGTTTACGGAAGTACTATCAAATAACGTAAATTTACGTTAGAATGCGTAAAATGTCACAGATGTGTGACTGAATTATACAAATTGGGCTGTTGACAACTATATACCAAGCGTCTATAATCTAAGACAGCAGAACACACGATGAATCAGCCAGCAACGGTAGATTTATCCTTTGTGGCATAAAAAAATAGGCCGTCAGCATACCGACCAAAGTAGCACTGACGACCTATTCCACCACAAAACAGAAGCTGCGCAACCAAGGGCGCAGTCTCGGTTTCTGTCAATTATTATAGCAGAAGCAGACCGCTTCTGCAATAGAAAGGAGCAAAAAACATGAACTTTCCAACGACAACCGAAGAATTTCTGAAAACCCTCGCACACGGCAAAGAGCCGACCAGCGAGGACAGGGAGTACGCAGAAGCGCTTGGTAAGCTGTCCGAGCTGAACTACCGGGCAGGGTACGAAGCGGGAGCATCCAAAAAGGATAGCTAAGTTTTGTGCAAAATGTAGAAAACGGGAAGATAGTACAGATAGCAGTACTACGGATAATGTTTCATACCTTGACTTAGCACAAAACATAGTTATACTAATATCACCAACAATCGAAAGGGGGTGGGCTAATATGAGCAATCCTTATGCTGAGAGATACAATCGCACATTAACTATCAGCTTGACGGAACGCCAGTTCAATCACTTGCAAGACTACTGCATCAAGAACATGGTTTCCTTGTCTTCTGCGCTGCGAGAATCGTTCTTCTTGCTTCATCCGATGCTTAATGAAAAGAAATGATACGCTCGCTAAAGTTTGCCGACCGCAGCGAACGTATCATCAAAACTACTGGAACAAGCTGTTCCAGCCTTATTATAGCAGGAATTGGCTTGTTCCGCAAGAACCATAGGAGTTTTTATGGAACAAAAGGTTAAATATGCTATCAATCTTATCAGCGAAAACGGACAGGTTGTCGTTTCCAGCCGTGAAGTAGCAGAACATTTCGGCAAGGAACACAAGCACGTTCTGGATGCCGTCAAGAATCTCGTGGCCGAAAATTCGGCCACCAAATCCATGTTCTACGAAACCACGTTTGAAAATCGTGGCAAACAGTACCCGATGTACCTCATGAACCGGGATGGGTTCAGTTTACTCACGTTTGGCTTCACCGGCAAGGAAGCCCTTGAATGGAAACTGAAGTACATTGATGCTTTCAATCAGATGGAGAAGAAGCTCACCAACCCTGAGCCTGAATCGACAGAGATGCTGTTGAGCCGTGCTCTGATCGCTGCCAACAGTGTTATCGACACGGAGCGCAAGAAGGTAAAGGCCTTGGAAGTGGAAAACGCCAAGATGAAGCCTGATTCCGACTACGCAAAGGCGATGCTGCTCTCCGATGAAAGCCTGACTACTACGCAAATTGCCATGAACTACGGCATGAGCGCACGAAAGCTGAACCAGATTCTTAGAGGGCTTGGCATCCAACATACTGTGAATAAACAGTGGATTCCTTACAAGAAGTATCTTGGCAACGGATACGTTGTCGGGCATCCGATCGAGCTGCCGAACGGAAAGACGAAAGAGGTCACTCGCTGGACAAGAGCCGGTCAGAAGTTCATTTACAGCAAGCTCAAAGAAGCGGGCTATCTGCCTGTTGGTGAGCAGATTAGAATGGAGACGTGCTGATGGACTACTCGGAAGAAATGTTTCGGCTACAAGCTGAGAATGAAGAGCACAAAGGCGTTTTAGAAAAAAGCCATGAAATCCTTAATCAGGCATTAGAAATCATCATGCCAGAGGATAAGCGGTCAAGAGAAGTTGTAAGTGCCGCGCTAGCAACGTCCGTACAACATTTTTGCGAGGACAGCTATTCAATGGGATACAATGATTGTTTGCTCGACATTCTCAGGGAAAAGGAAGAAGTCAGCGCTCCTATCATGTTTCCAACACTTAAATCGTAAATAGCCTATAAGAAAAGCCAGTGGTTAGAGAGTATCTAGCCGCTGGCTTTTTGTGTTATGCGATTATTCCTCTACAAGGTCTGCGATGGCTCCTATTGCTCCTATAAAGCTCATTTTGTATTTCTCCATTTATTTAACTGGCGTTAATAGAATTTCCGTGCTAATCGAAAGCTCAATATGATAACCGTCTTTAATGGTAACATTCTGCTTTTCGCCAGCTTTTTCAAATTTCAGTACATCGCTCACATCGTCAGAATTTACATCAGACACAACAAATACTGTCGCTTCTTTGTTTTGATTCTCAACTTGGTATGTGCCAGCCGGAACCATGTACCAGATATATTTATAGCCGCTCTTGTTTGTTTCTTCTTTTCCATAATCGCCAAGAACTTCATCAACTAAAACAATAGAGCCGTTCTCTTTTACGGATTCTTCCGAAGTAACAGACGGATTTTCAGATTCTGTCTTTACAGATGACGCAACGGATGATGTTGGTTTTTCGCTTTCAGAGCTAGCCGCAGTATCTGTTTTGTCACGAGGGCTTACAAAATCCATAATAAAAGCCAATACGAACATTACCATAAGGATTTTGAACCACAGCCGCTTATAAGCTGGCTTTGGAGGTGTATTCTCTCCACCGCACTGCGGACAGGTTTTAGCGGTAATGGCTATCCTTGCGCCACAGTGTTTGCACTTTACGAGTTTTGCCATTTTACAATGCCCCTTTCTTACGGTCAAGTATAACACAGATTAGACCGGGAGAGGGGCCTTTTTGTATTTTTCGGAATTTTTGGAGACTTGCACAATCGGATGGGTGTCGTTTTGTGAATGTGGGGTGGGTGTTGGAAACGTGAACCCCGAAAAACGCCTTTTTTATTCTGGTCGGAGAAGACGGGACTCACCACCCCCACCCTGGCCTCCGGCCCCATTCCCCCCAGGTGGAGACCACAGCCCCAGCGCACCCGGACAGACTGCACATCACAGGCAGCAGGGCAGGCCATGCCAGAAGCAAGGCAGACCATGCAAGGCAAGGCGCGCACGCTGCACCGGGTAGATCGTACCAGCGGCGGACGCTGGAGGCTGCGCAACGTGTCCGAAACTGTGCAGATTTGGACACACTCAAACATGAATGATTTTCAACACAAGAATGTGTGCAAAACCGTTGACATCAACACAAGAACGTGTTACTATATAGACAACACAAGAACGTGTTACACCACCACAAAACAGGAGGACAAAACCATGAAAAAGACCATCGATTATACCGCACTTGCAGATACCATCCGCGCCGAACTCAACGCCCGCCACGATCGCAGCGCATGGGATAAGGCCGTTACATTGTACGCTCTCGACCTGCTGGAGGATGTGCAGGAGGGTGCGGACAATATGGAGCGCTTGCCCCTTGACGGCGAAGAGCTTGAGCGGTGGGCGCTCAACGGTGCAAGCTGCTGGGAGCAGTACAGTAACGGCGGTTGCCCCCTCTGCTATAACGCCGATATCGCCGCCCGTGTCTGCACCCCATCCGAACTCAAGCGCAAGCACGGCGGGACGTATGAGCCTAACAGCCGGGAAACGTGGCTTGACGTGCAAGCCCGCGCACTGTATCAGGCTTGCAACCGTATCCGCACTATTTGCCGCACCAACGGCCTGTATTGCAAGGAGGTGCAGTAAAATGATTACTCTTGATTTTACCCAGTGGGCCGCCCTCTGGTACGTGGGCGGCATGATTTCCGGCTTTTTTCTCTGTCTGGTCTGGCTCAACAATCGGGCGGAGCAGTAAGGAGGCAAGACAATGACAAAAACATTTCGTGCAAAGCTGCTTAAGGCTGGCGCGTTAGATACTGCAAAATATCGGTATTCTGTATATCACGGCCACGCCTACGACGTTATCAAACGAATTAAAAAAACCGAAATCCGTTCTTGGAACGCCGAAAATGACGAATATTGGGAATCTGTAGAATACATTTGTTATTAAATGAGGTGTAAAAATGACGACGTTTGAAGAAAAGGTGAACGCATACCGCGAAAACAAGCGGCTCATGGAAGAATTGGAAGCAATGAACGATGCAATCAAGGCCGATATAATCGCAATGATGCACGGTGCGCCGGAAATGGCGCAGGGCACCGCAAAGGCTATTTATAAGGACGTGCAAAGCGTCCGGCTTGATAGTAAGCTTTTGCAGGCAGCGCACCCGGATATTTATGCTGAGTGCAGCAAGAAGACCGTTTACAAGCGTTTTAGCGTGGTATAAGGGGGGGTGCAAGCTATGTTATACTATCGTATTCCGGCAGGGCTTGACGGGCGGGCGGTTGTGTCCGCTGGCGCGTATTGTGGCAAGGTCAAGCGGTATTTAATCGGCGGTGAGCTGTACACGGCTAAAGAGTGCGCCCGCTATGGTATCAACACGGCAGGGCTTGAGCCTGTCACAATTTCACAGCGCCGCACCTTTACAAACTTTGGTGTTAGAATGGAGATGCACGCATGATTTTTTCTTGTATCCTGTTCTTTTTCTGGTTTTTCTCAGCGCTGTTTAAAGCGTCCAAGTGACGCCGATCGGACATTTTAGCGGGGCTGCACCGTAAAGCAACCCTGCCCCAGCCCAAAAGGGCAAAATATTTTTGCAAGTCCTGTTTTTGGAGCCTGTGATATGATATACTATAGCAAAAGGGGCAATAAAGGCCCAGAAAGAGAGCGTTATTATGAAAACCTATACAGAGCACGAAATTAACGGGCTTAGCATTTATGTAGATGACGAGACCGGAAAAGTACATCACGCTGTAAATTGGGATAGCACAAACCAAACAACGCTTTATCCGTATGCCTATAACACCCGCTCCCGTGTGTGGGATAATGTCAGCGGAGATTATACGCTATCAGGATTAAAGCGCACAAAGCGTATGATTGAATGGCACTAATAAAATTCTCAACCCCGCCCGCGTGGCGGGGCTTTTCTTTTGCCTTGCATCTGCTGAGGGTGCAGGGCTTTTATTTTGCCCTGCTGCAATACAGCCCAATACAAGCGTTTACAACGCGTTTTTGCATCGTCCATGCAGTTATACAGCCAACGCCACAAAACAGCGCACAAGGCTTTACAGGTGCTTTTTCTGACGTTTGCCCCATTCTCCCGCCGCAAATACCAGACTGACACAAGCGGCTATAATATCGCCTGTGCAATGCTGGAGCGTATCACAGCGCCGTAGCGCCTCCAGCGCATACCAGGATACCACCACCACGCCCGGACGCTGTACAGGCCAGCGCAGCCGCCCTATTATAATAAGGTATATAAGGGTGCAGCGGTGCGCACCTGTTATGGATCCATGCCAGACAGTGCAGCATATTGCAGGCCATGCCAGCCCGGCTGGAATAGTCGTAGCCAATAGTCGTAGTTTCTCCAATAAAATAGTCGTAGAATAGTCGTAAAGTCGTCAGACGACTAGCTCTTGAAAGTCCTATATATTGTATAGTAACGAGTAGTTCGACAATAGTCGTAGAGTAACAGTCGTAGCGTTTTCTTGCGAATCATCGTCAAATAGTTGTGTGTTTTTTGCGTGAAATAGTCGTTCGCCTTTTAGGAAAAGAGAGGTGCGATAGTCGCTAAGTCCTCCGACCACTTCAAAAATCACCTCTCATTCCAATTTCGCATAATATATTCCTCCGCTAGTTATATCTATTTCGTATAATAACCGTACTTATTATAGTATACAGATATAATTACTCCCGATAATCACTGATTATTTCATATAATAACTCGTACCATCCGATTCTGTCTGTTCCTGCTTGATTTAATTCCCAGTAACGCACTATGGTATATCGTTCAATCCATAGCACTCTACTAGGAATAATCAATGCAACATTTCTACATATCAAACCGACTACAAAATGAAGTCAATTTTCCATGTCTGGAATAGTCGCAGACCATCCACCGATCCAAACCTCACGCCAGTTCTCGCCTACGGTCTGCTCTGCTGGCTAACGGTGTAGCTTTGGAGATAGAGGGTTGTAGGGGGAAAGAACCTTTACGGAAACGCTTGGTTGTCATTTTCAGTTGTCGCAGTTGTCGCGCAATTTTGGCGTGGGGGCCTCAAACAATTTATTTGTTTGAGGGAGGAGTTAGGGGGATTATAGGGGGTAATAGGGGTTGTAGGGGGAAGAG